CCAACGGTTCTCCAACCCGAAGCCTCCTCATACGAGGGGGGCGGCCTGCTGTTGCCTGAGCTGGACCCCTGGGGCGACGGCGGCCTGCTTCACCTGCCGGCCAGCATCACTCCAATCCAGGCGGAACCGCTGACCCTGCGCAGCTTCATCGCCGAGGCCTACCGCCGCTACGGATTCCACCGCTGGGCAGACGTCCTGATCGAGCTGCTCCAGCAGGTGGCCGATGGCCAGCTGAGCCGCTTGATCGTCACCTGTCCGCCCCGGCTCGGAAAAAGCCTCCTGGTGTCCAAGCTGTTCCCGGCCTACTTCCTGCAGCGCTACCCGCACCTGTTCGCGGCGATTGCTTCCTATTCTGCGGAGCTGGCCTATGCCCACTCCCGAGAAGCCCGCCACTTCTACCGGGTGACCGGCCATCTGCTGGCGCGCGATTCGGCGGCTGTGGGCAACTGGCTGACCCGCCAGCGGGGCGGGTGTATCGCTGCCGGTGTGGATGGCCCGTTCACGGGCAAGGGCTACAGCCTGGGAATCATCGACGACCCCTACAAGGGCCCCGGTGATGCCGCCAGCCCGGCGCTGCGGCAGAAGCTGATCGATTGGCTGCGCTCGGTGTGGCTTACCCGGGCTGAACCGGCCTCGGTGTTGGGGCCGGACGGGAGGGAGCAACCGAACCTTTCGGCCCAGGTGGTTGTGCTGACCCGCTGGGACCACCAGGACGTGATCGGCTGGTTGTACGAGCAGGAGCTGGGGGAAGCGCCCCAGCACTGGACCGTTCTGGATCTGCCTGCCATCGCCGAGGACCCAGCCGAGCGGCCCAAGCTGCCGCCCACCTGCACCCTGATCCCCGACTGGCGCCAACCAGGAGAAGCCCTGTGCCCGGAGCGCTTCCCCTTGCCGGAACTGCTCAAGATCAGGGCCCGACTTGGCGCCTACTGGTGGGCCGCGCTCTATCAGCAGCGGCCCAGCCCGGCGTCTGGGTCCATCTTCCTGAGGCAGTGGATCCGGCCGCCTTTCCCCCGCGAGGAAGGCAGCCAGCGCCACTACGCCCTGCTGGCGCTCTCCTGTGACCTGAGCTTCAAGGGGGAGGCGGAGAGCGACTACTGCGGCTTCTGCTTGGCGGGCCTGCTGGCACCACCGGCCCGCTCTGCCATCCCCCGATCGGGTGAATCTCAGGGGCCGATGGCCCCGGCGGCGCTGGAGATCGAGGTGCTCTGGGCAGCGCGGCACCGCTTTGGCCTGCCGGAGGTGATCCGCTTCCTGCTGGGCTGTCTAGAGGCGCTGGAGCAGCAGGGCCTGCGCCCCCATGCCGTGCTGATCGAGGACGCCGCCAACGGCCCAGCCGTGCTGCAGACACTCAGGCGCCGCGTGCCGGGGATGTTGCCGATCACCGCCCGCGGCAGCAAGGAGACCCGGGCCCATGCCGTGGCGCCGCTGGTGGAGGCCGGCCAGGTCCGCTTCCACCACCGCGCCCAGCCGCTGGTGGAGGAGGCGATCCGCTTCCCGAAAGGCAGCAAGGATTTGGTGGATGCCTTCTGCCATGGCGCCCTCTGGCTGGAAGGGCGCTATTGGAAGGCCCAGGGCATCCAGCCGGTGGTGACGCCACTGCTGGTGAGCCGGTGAGCGTGCCGATGGTGTCCGCAGTGCGGGAACATCCCAGGCCATCACTTGTGGCGAGCCCAGGGGCTGCTGTGCTGGCGCCGGCCATGGTGCAGCTGGTGCTGCCGATCACGGTGGTGCTCATCGGCGATGCCACTGGGGCAGAGCGGATGTTGCGGCAACGGCGCTGCTGCCGGCCGGCGTGCCATGCCCGGGCAGAGCAGCTGGAGATCAACCTGCAGACACCGGCACGTCACCCGCCCACAGCCCAGGGTCAGCGGCCTCCGCGCTGCAGACCCCGTCGCCAGCGCCCGGTGCGGCCCCATGCCGCTGCCGATGCCCTGGCGCTGCAGCACCGGGACCTGGCGGAGAAGATCGCCGGCAACTTCGCCCGCCGCACCGTCCACCCCAAGGAAGATCTGCTGCAGCTAGCGATGATCGGCTTGATCAAGGCGGCTCGACGGTATGACTCTTCACGGGGTCCGTTTCGGCCCTATGGCCGCACCTACGCCAATGGAGAAATCACCCACTTTCTGCGGGACAACGGGTTCCTGCTGAAGGTGCCACCCACCTGGCGGGAGATTCATGCGCGGGGGCAGCGGTTACTCACCTCAGGAGTTGGTGTCGGCGAGATGCTGGAGCAAATTGGGCTTAGTCGCGAGCAGTGGGTTCAGATTGCTGAGGCCTGCTCAGTGCGGGTGGTGGCTTTTCCTGTGGAGTGAGTAACGCAGCCCACGCGTCGCGGCTTTCCTATGGAGAGCTTCGCAAGGAAACAGTTTTAGAGGGTTCCCGGCCGCCATGAATCTCTCTACTTTGGAAAGTAAGCCTTTTGGAGATACTCTTTCGCCATAGATGAAACGAAAGCATGGCCTTCTTCGATCGACATAGACTCGGTGTTGTTTTGCTTGGCCAACTCTTTGAACCCATGGCGAGAGTCGAATCCCGATAGCGAAAAATTATTGGCTGTATTCGTGAACGACCTGCGCGTTTTCTTCGAGGTTCCTAGCTCAATATTCTTTTCATTGGCAAAGGTTTCGATAGCCTCCATCAATTTATAATACGTAGTCCAACTTGCTTCCATGTCAAGATACTTGAGAATGAAGTAAGCATCCCTGTTCTCTGTGGCCAAATGCATCAATGGAAACTTAATGCTGGATCTGGATCCGTTTTCATACTCTCTGCGGATTCGGTCCTGGCCTATAAGAGGCTTTCCAAGTAGGCCAGTCGTGCCTCGGTTTGCTGTAAAGCTTACTGGAGTCCCCTTGTACAATAGCTTATAGATCGACGCCTTCCTGTACTCCTTCCTGAAGAGTATCGAGGCTCCGTTGAATAAGCTAATCAGCTCATAGCCTACCTGCCAAGCAACGTCCGGATCGGTTTCATTCTCGCAATAAAGCGTCGTCATCCTGAAGTCGTCGTTTGGGCAGTCCAGCCAGTCATCAACGCCGCCGCAGATATTGAAGTAGTCGCTCCCTGTTTCCGATGCTCTCTGTCTAAATTCTTGAGTGTTGCCGTCAAGCATAAACTCCCAATCTGAAAACGTGCTCAAGAGTTCCTCGCGCATGTAAGGGCCAATGTTCGCAGAGAGATGACTGGGTTCTTCGTGATCTGCGCAGGAACGCTGAGTTCCTAAGTGAATAATTTTAGGCCGGCTGTGCGGAAGTGAATAGCAGGTGGGGAACTCATCACGCCTGGGTGCGGTCCGGAACCGCATGAGAACTGATACCCAGCAGTCCAGGGTTGCTCTCTGGCAAGGGCAATGACCCAGCAAGCAGCCCATGCCCACCGCCCGCCGCCGCAGAACCGCCGCCCCCAGCAGCCCCTTCTCCCCCTCAGCGCCGCAGCCTCAAGCGCCTGCTGAGCCCCCCTGGCTGGAGCACCCCGCCCTCAGCGGCCTCAGGGATCGCCTCCAGCTGGTCTACGACTGTTGGACCCTGCTGGAGCTCCCCGACGGCACCAGCCGCCGGCCGGTGTATCTCCCCCGCGGCATTGAGGAGCCCGAAACCTGCTACCTCAAGCGCCTGGAAGCCGCCCGGCCCACCGGCTTCTACCGCGATGCGCTGCGCACCTACGCCGGGATGCTGTCGCGGCTGGCCTGGCAGCAGCTACCCGATTCCCTCAGCCGGGTGGCCACCGATGTGGATGGTCAGGGCACTGACCTGGGGGTGTTTCTGTTCCTGGCGGACCTGCTCACCCTGCGGGATGGCGGTTGTCTGATCCTGCAGCTGCCGCCCCAGCACCGCTGGCCTTCAGAAGGCGACCGGCTGGAGGCCCTCGCCATGGGCGACCGGCTCTCGCTTCCCCGCCTGCAGCTGGTGCCCCGGGGCGACCTACTCAACTGGCGCCTTCCCACCGACGGAACTACAGGAGCTCCGGCGTCGGGGCCAGTGGAGATTTTCTGGAGGGAACCCCGCCGCCAGGCCCTGCCACCCCGCTACGCAAGTGGCAACGCCGCTGTGCCCACGGTGGTGATCGATGCCCATGGCGGCCTGGTGCCTGACCCGCAGGCCTGGCTCTACCGCAGCCTGTCGGTCACCGATGACGGCCTCGTGCTGCGCAGCTGGCAGGCCAATCCCAACCCCGGCGCTGTCGACGGCTACGACGTGGTGCCGGTGGGCGAGCCGGAGCTGATGCCCCAGCGCTTTGACCTGCCGGCCCTTTGGTACTCGGTGGATGGCACTGCCTTTGGCGAGGGCGATCTGCCCCACCTGGGCTTGGCCCACCAGTACCTCAACCACTACCGCTGCCGCAGCGAGTACGAAGACCTCCTCTCCCGCACTGCCCTGCCAGTGGGTGTCCGCACCGGCCTGGTGGATGCCTACGGATTCCGCCGCAGCGATGGCGCCCTGGGATCTTCTGCGGGAACCGGTACAGAAGGCCAGCGCCCCCAGCGGCTGGTGCTCTCCACCTCCTCCTTCATGGATCTGCCTGAGGGGGCCAAGTTCGAGTGGGTCGAAATAGAAGCCCGCTCGCTGGCGGAGCACCGGGCCTACCTGCAGCAGCTGGAAGAGGCGATGCGGCGCGACGCCCTGATTCCTGCCGGCGGCCACGGCCCGGCCCGCACCGAGCTGGAGGTTTCGCTCACCGCCGGCCAGAGCTTTGCGGTGCTGCAGTCGTTGGCGGGCCAGAAACGCTCGATGCTCAGCACCTTGCTGCTGCAGTGGACCCGGCTCACCGGCGAGAAGCTCTCCGATGAACCGGCCTGCACGGTGGAGATCTGCCCGCTGGTCCCCCCGCAGCCGGCGCGCAAACCCGAGCCTTCGGTGCAGGAGTGGCTGGTGCTGCACGAGCGCGGGGTGATCGATGCGGCGGAGCTGAGGCAGCAGTTGGGGTTGGCGATCCCTGGTGAGTGAGCCTGGCAAGAGAGGGCATGACCCAGGCCTCCCCACCCACCTGCAGCTGGCGGCCCGGCGACAGCGAGGCCCTGCGCATCGCCCTGTCCATCCCTGTCACCAGCGCTGCCCTGGCGGCGCTGAACCGGGAGATGGCCCAGCTGCAAACCCACTACCCCACCGGCGTCTGCACCGCCCAACGGCACCTCGACGCTCTGGCTGAACTGGACCAGCAGCTGGCGGCCCTGACACCTGCTGATCTCAACGCTCCAGTGCGCAGCCGCCGCAAGGGTGTGGCCGGGGGCGTGGTGCCCAACCCACTGCCGCTGAGCAAGTTGGCGGTGGTGGAGTACGCCACCGAGCTGCTGCTGGAGGAAACCGAAAGCGAGTGGAACCCCTCGGGACCATCACCGGCGATGGTGCTGAACCGGCAGCGCAGCCAGCACATCGGCCAGTTGGCGCTGCTCCTGCCCCGGCTGCAGAACTGGCGCCAGTGCAACCCGGACCCGTTCCGGGGATCGCTGGTGCGGGGCTGAGCGATGGAGCAGCCCCTCTCGCCGCTGAACCAGGGCCTCAATCCCCTGCGGGGTGCGCCGCTGTGGGGCCAGCTGGTGTCTCTTCCTGCAGCCACCCCGGCAATTGACAGCCGGGTGGCCCAACCTGTTGCTCAGCCCCTGTGGCTGGCGTTGCAGCCCTACGCGAATGCCCGGCTCTGCCTCTTTGAGGTGGACCGGCCCGAGAGCCGCAACCCGATTCCGATCCGCCGGCACGTGATCGACTGCTTCCTCGAGCAGAGCGGCATCGTCAGCGGCTACAACGACACCGCTCTCACCGACCCGGGCGATGTGCTGCTACGCGGCTACCTCTGCCGCTCAGCGATCCTGCCGGTGAGCACCAGCAACACCTTTGACTGGCTGGCGGCCGAGCTGGACTGGGCCACCCCCGGCTTCCGCGACGAGGCACCGCTGCCCTGGGATCCAACGCTGCTGGGCACGGTGCAGGCCCCCTGTCAGGGGGTGATGTGGCTCGGGGACCTGGCCCAGCTCTCGCCCCAGGGCGGCCTGCCCAACGGCGGCCGGGCCCAGTTCGCTGGCTGCCTGGTGCAGCACTTCGGGGCGGACTACGGCCCCGGTGGCATCGGCCTGCTGGTGCAGCCACTACTGGGGGAAGCGATCCAGCTGGTGCTCCGGCCCCACAGCGTGCTGGTGCTCCGCTCTGGCGACACGTTGACCCTGATTGCGGAGCGCTACGGCACCACCGTGGCCACCTTGCGGCGGATCAACCCCCAGCTGGAGAGCACCCAGAACATCTCCACCGTTGAGGGCGATTCCCTGGCGGTGCTGGCGGGTCGGCACGGCACAACGGAAAGCAAGCTGCGCAGCCTGAACCCCGTGCTGCAGCAGAGCGAGCCCTATGTCACCACCGAGGGCGAAACTCTGAGCAGCGTGGCGGAGAGCCAGAACCTCTCCCTCTCGCTGCTGCGGCAGTTCAACCCGGAGTTGAGCAGCTGGCCGAGCAGCGAACCCCTGCCCACCGGCAGCACCCTGCTGCTGCCCGTCTACCGCTCCACGACGCCGATCCAGGCCGGGATGCAGCTGCTGGTGCCGGGCTATCTGCCCTCCACGCCGCTGCCGGCTGGGGAGTGGATCTATCTGCCAGCAAGGCGCTCTGCACCAGTGCTGGATGAGTTAAGTGAGCAGGGGTTCTGAGGAGCTGGCAACAGGGAGTGCGAGCGCAGCCCGGACGGGGCGCCCGCAGCACCACAGCCGTGATGGGTGATGCCCTCCTCCTTCTTCTCCTCTGATTCCAGCAGCGCCAACAGCGGCACTGCTCCAGCCCCCCTGGCCCCGGCTGCTCCATGGCGGAGCTACAGCCAGCACCAGCAACAGCCCAACCAGGGCTCTGCTGGCTCTGTCCAACCTGCCGCCGACCCCGACCTGCTCGACAGCGACGGCGCCGCTGATGCTGGTCTTGATGCTGCCGACGGCGACGACACCCTCGACCTCTCCCTGCCACAGGACTCCAGCCCCAGCGACAACGACGACCCCCCTGCCGCTGCTGCCAGCACTGCTGATCCCCTGCGCGCCGAACGGCGCCGCAGCAACCAGCTGGAAAAGGAGCTGCGCAAGGCCCGCGCCCAGCTGTCGCGCTTCTCGGAGATCAACCCGGACGAATACGCCCGCCTGCAGGACGCCGAGCGCAAGCGCGAGGAGTTCGAGCGCCAGGTGGGCGAGCGCGAGCGCCAGCTCAACGAGGCCAACCTGCGCCGGGTGCGCAGCGTCGAAAAGGAACGGGACGAGGCCCGCTCCCAGGTGCAGAACTTGCGTAAGGAGCGCTTGATGGAGCGCCTGTTCTCCGAGGCTGAGGGCCGCGTCGGTGGCGATGAGCGGGGCACCTTCTTTGACACCTTCGTGACGCTCTGCGGCGGTCACTTCCAGCTGGCGGAGGTGGATGGCCGCGAGCGGCTGGTGCCGGTGGACGGCAAGGGCCAGCCCCTCACCGCCGATGGTGTTGCCCTGAGCGATGGCGACTACATGGAGGAGCTGCGCCGCCACCCGGTGTACAGCTTCCTGTTCCAGCAGCGCAGCGGCCTCTATTCCGCTGCTGTGCCTGAAACGGGCCATGAGCACGGCGGCGCGGTGAATCTGCAGACGCTGAGCACCGCCGAGCTCTACCTGGAGGCCGTCAAGGGCACAACGCCCAGGGCTGCTGCACCACGGCGCTGATTTGCCAGCTGGGAGGGAGCTATGGCCTGGTATCTGGTGTTCTGGCGCAACCGCTCCACCGCCACGGTGGTGCCGGCCGCCAGCGCCAGCCAGGCCCGCTCCCGCGCCCAGCACAAGCAGAAGAAGGGCTATGGGGCGATCGTGGCCGCCCGGCGCGCCAATCCCCAGGACAGCCAGCTCATTCGCCGTGGCGTCTGGGTGCGGCGGCGGCGTGACGGATCCAGCCCCCAGTTCGGCAGTGCTCGCGCCAAGGCCCGGGCTCGGCGGCAGCGGAGTGCTTACCGCCATTGGCTGTAAGGCCCGGCCACCAAGCGGCAGCCGGGCCTGAGCCCCCAGGCTCAGCAGACCGAAACGGTGCAGCCGGGGGTGCCCTGCAGCTTGCGGGCAAAGGCAAATGCCCTCTCAGCGGGGATCAGCCGCATCTTTTTGACGGGCTTACCGCGGCGGCCAAAGAACTCGACCTCACAGGGAGTGGAGCCGAGCTTCTGAACGCCGGGCTGATAGCGGTGAACCACAAGCAGGCGGACTTCACAGACGGGGCCTTGGGGAGTGGCCATGGCTGGGGTGGAGCGGAGAACACCGACCAGACGCCCCGCAGGTGAGCACTGGCCAGGGGCGAGCAAAGCGAGCCTTGCGTCAGCCCTGGCCAGCGCGAGCCGTAGGGGCATGCTGCGGAGGGGTTTCGCTCCGCCCAGCCAGCCAGCCTCCAGTGGCAACGGTGCAAGTGCCGTGCTGCCATCCCACCGCGCCCGGTGAACAGAGGTGCTGGCTCTCCTGGGATCGAGGGCTGTCCCAGCTGCTCCCGTCAGATCTGATGCGGCCCGCCGCACAGCGGCACCCTGCTAGCCGGCTCTGCAGCACCCCGGCCACCGTTTGTCTGTGGCCTGGGTCATTGGTCCCGGTCTGGCTGGTGGCCGGGCAATCCCTGGTGGCGATCACCCTCCTGCGGCTGCCACAGCGTCTGGCCAGAGCCGCGGAGCCCGAGCAGGCGCGAGAGGCGGAGCGGCGCAGGCCGAAAGGGGGCCCAGGCCCCCCGCAGCATCCATCAGACGACCGGCATGCACCTACTGCACTGCAGCCCACCCCGCCGCAACGCGGCTTCTGCCTCCACCTGCTGGCGGTAGCTCAGCTGGGCTTCTGCTTCTAGGGCGCTATCGATCTCATCCACCCGCGCCAGGCACAGCTGAATCGCTGGCAGCACCTCTTCCTCCAGCCGGGAGATCTCCTCTTCTCCATAGGGCCGATCAATCCAGGTGCGCCGCAGCGGCCGGCCGGCATGACCCCGCAGGATTGATTCGATGGCTTTGCCGCAGGACTCCAGCAGCAGGAACGGATCCTCCTCAGGCCTGCAGAACGGAGAAGCGGCAGATGAGAGCGTGGCCATGGTGATCGGCGCCAAGAGCGGCGCAGCGACGGGACCGATCCCAGCAGAGGCGCGGCCGCAGGACGGGCCTCAGACTGGAGAGGCCCGGAGCAAGCCCCCCGCTCGCTCCCAGTCGTTACCGGTCCATGCGCGTCAGCGCTGCTCCGCCCAGCAGCGCCAGCAGCAGCTTGAGGGTGGAATCAAAGCCGCCCTGCAGCTGCTCCAGCGTGCCGGGGCAGATCTGCCCGATCGATCGCCCCTCCAACGCCCGCTGCCCGCAGACCCCGGCAGCAAGGGAATAGATCAGCAGCTGGGTGCCGATCACCACCGCCAGGATCTTGAAGACGAACCGCTCGCGGTCGAACGGCGGCTTGGGCGGTCGGGCCAGTGGGCCTGAGTCCATCGCTGCTCTTCCCTCGCGATCAGGCCCCAGCCGTTGGCAGCACCAGCCCCGCCGTCACTTTTTTTCCTGGAACACCCCCAGATACACCGTGCCCTGGCGGTAGAGGGGCAGCACCTTGTCGCGCAGATCGGCGTTGTACAGGCGCACGCAACCGAGGGTGGGGTGCAGGGGCTGCTGAGCAGCCCAAGCGCCGGGCCAGCCGCAGGCCGATCCACCGCCGTGGAGCATGATCCCGGCCCGGCCAACGGCCACCTCTTGGCCCTCCAGCTCCTCCATGTCGAAGGAATACCAGCCGTAGGCCATGGCGGTGTCGCTGCAGGGCGGGTTGGGGTTCTGCTCGTAGTCCGCGTAGAGCTGGCCGAGCCGGTAGAGCCCAGGCGGCGTATCGGTGCTGGTCTGGGTCCAGTCGGTATCGGCGCCTTGGCCGCGGGCCAGGCAGGGGATCTTCCAGAGGAACTGGCCGCTGTGGTCGTAGGCCTCCATGTCCTGGTCGCGGTCATTCACCAGCAGGTAGGTGTCGCCGGGCTGGACAGGGGCAGCCTTTTGGGGGCCGGCCATGCCGGCCTCTTCTGATCCGCGGGGATCGAGGCCGCCGCTGGGGCCTGCTGGTGCCGGGGGCGCAGCGGGTTTCTGGCTAAAGGTGAGCGCCCAGGGGGCCTGCTCATCGAGGACGGCCTCGCTGCCGGGCAGGGCCTTGATCGCGGCATGGAGGGTCCAGACGCCGGAAACCTGCTGGGGTTCACCGCGAAAGGCTTCAAAGCGGTCCTGGAACCGCTCGGGGGTCATCGGGCTGGCCATGGGCGTTGTGCTGCTGAGCCCTGTTGCCAGTGCTGACTTGGGGCCGCCGGCTGCGGGCACAAAGAGAGCGCCCCAGCTGCAGCCGGGGCCGCCCCCTCAGAAGGGCAGCTCGCTCTCGGGGCACCAGACCGGCACCGAAGCTGGCGTGGCCACCTGGCGCTCAAAGAGCAGATCAGCGCAGAGCTGCTCCAGCCGCTCCAGAGGAGCCGGACGGTGGGCCGAGGCCTCTTCCCAGAGCAGCTCCAGGGTGCGGGAGCTCAGGAGCCGGAAGGCGCGGGTGCGGGATGCGGAAGCCATGGCAGGCGTAGCGGAGACCCCGAAGCAGGCCGGGCGGGGTCAAGGGGCAGCCCCCTCTGCAATGCGGAGCGCAGCGCAGCCAACGCACCAGTCCGGCTGACTCGCGTCAGCCCTTGAGGCCGCCCGGACCATGAGGAGGGCTGCGCGTAGCCGATCCACCAGGAGCTGGGCCACCACGGTTCTGTCTCCTCGGTGGTTTGGGGCGTGGGTCACCTGGCAACAGCTGCTGTTGTCACTGGGGCGAGGCCCCGGGAGCGTGCCCTTGGGCCTGACCTTGATCGAGGCGCAGAAATACGCCCGCCGCGCCGAACAGCTGGCGGTGCTTAAGACCTTCGCGGAGGGGGAGCTGCTGCGCCGCCTGCCCTTCCGCAACCTCGTGGGCGGCTCGCTGAGCTTCCCTGCCGAAACGAAACTCCCCCGCGTGGGTTTTCGGGCCGTCAATGAGGGCTACCGCCAGAGCTATGGGGTGATCAACTCCGATTCGGAGTTCGTGCACCTGTTCGGCGGTGACCTGGATGTGGACCGCTCGATCGTGGACCTGCAGGGCCCCGAGGCCCGTGCTGCCCAGACCGAGATGAAGGTGCGCTCCATGCGGCTCACGCTGGAGGCCGCGATCATCAACGGCGATGACACCTTCGATCCGCGGGCGTTCAACGGGCTGAGCAAGCGCCTTGTGCCGGGTGAGGACCAGACGATCGACAACGGCGGCAGCACGCTCAACCTGCTGGCGCTGGAGGCGCTGACCGACAGCGTGATCGGCTACGGCGGCGACAAGGTGCTGATCGCCAGCAAGGCGGCCCGCCGCCAGATCAGCACCGCCTCCCGCCAGGCCGGCGGCGACCTCTACGAGGTGATCGACGGGCGGCACTATTTCGAGGGGATCGAGATCCTGCTGGTGGAGGAGGACGCCGAGGGCAACGCGGTGCTCGGCTACGACGAACCGGGAGACACCACCTCGATCTACTGCTGCGTACTGGGCGATGCGGCGGTGTGCGGCCTGCAGGGGCCGTTCGAGGGGCGCTACGGGATCTCGGTGCGGGACTTCGGGGAGGTGCACGACGCTCCGGTGTTCCGCACGCGGGTGGATTGGTACGTGGGCTTTGCCGTGTGCAACCGCAAGGCCGCCGCACGCCTGTTCAACGTCGCCCCGATGCCGCTGGTGCTGCACTGAGCGGCGTTTGATCGGCTCCGCAAGACCCTGGCGGCACAACAGATCTTTTCCCCCTGTTCTTTGTTCTGGAGACCCTTCCATGACCTCTCAAGCCACCCGGCTGCTCGATGCACAAACCGTGCTCGTCGGCTGGATCAACCACTCCGCCACTGACTGCTACGAGCACACCCGCAGCAGCGGTGATGTCGTCAACCTCGGCACCGATCTCGATGCCACCAGCTCCTTTGTGCTGGTGGCTTCCCACCCCGGCCATAGCGGGGCGGTGACGGTGACCCTGGAGCTGGCGCCGCTGCTGGCCGATGGCAACGCCGGCAGCTGGATCACCGCCGCGGCCGTCGCCATCCCCGCCGCAGGCGGCAAGGTCGAGGCGATCATCAGCGGCGCCGCCCTGCTGATCAACCCGGCTGACAGCGCACTGATCACGCCGCCCTGCCTGCGGCTGGCGCGGGCGACGGTTTCGCCTGGCACGCCTGCCGGGATGACCGTGGCGCTCACCGCCAACCAGGGGCTGTGAGGTGAGCGCCATGGGCAACCCACTCGACACCCTCAACGTGGCGGCCGGAGCTGAGGCCCTGCCGCTGGAGCTGCTGCAGCCTCTCGACAGCAGCAACCCCGCCTCCACGCCTGTTCGCCTCTCGGGCCCGGAGCAGCGGCTCAACGTCACACCGGATCCAGGTGTAGGCGATGCAGCGCTGCTGCCGCCCAGCCAGCTGCTGATCGGCAAGGACAGTGCGACCCGCTCGATCTGGCCGGTGCACCTGGCCGGCTGGCAGGCCCTGGGCTGGCAGTTGCTCAGCCCAGCCAGTGGCGGCGATGAGCCGGTCCCGGTGGACTCCGGGGACAACGCGCCGGAACCGGAGCTGGCGGATGCGCTGGACCTCGAGCCCGAGCAACCGGAAGCGCCGGAACCCGCCCCGGCAGCAGATGAGCCCGCCCCCACCGGTGAGCCGCTGGAGTCAGCGGCAACCACCACCAGCGACGGAGAAGCCCTGCTGGCCACTGAGCCAACCGACTTCCAGTCCATGACCAAGGCCCAGATAGTCGAGTTCTGCTCCAGCGTCTATGGCGTGGAGCTCGATAGCAGCCAGACCAAGGCCGAACTGGTGGAGCAGGCCACGGCACTGGAGACCCAGGCCAGCGGCAGCAGTACAGCCACCAGCGAGGGCAATGCTGTTGCCAGCAGCGACCCTGCTGATCTCGCGGCCCTGGAGCTGGGTGATGCCCTGCTCTGATCACGGCCAACTGCAACCGAGCCAACGCATTCCTGGCTGGGGGCTGGCAACAGCTCAGCAGCACTGCCCTGGCGCCGATGGCCATTCCCGATCCGGCTGTGCTGGCCGAGCTGACAGCCCAGTGCCGCAGCAGCAGTCGGCCCCAGGGGGTGATCTTCCTTGGCCAGGCCCAGCTGCAGGACGGCGGCACCCCTGAACCGCCCCCCGCCGGGAGCGTCAGTTCGGTGGAAGCCCTGGCCCCGCTGGTGAGTGCTGCCGCCAGCAATGGAGTGGTGGTGCTCACGCTGGACTTGCGCCTGCTCAGCCCCCTACCGCCCTGACGCCACCCCTGATCTCCCCAACCCCTTTTACTTGCTGATCGCTATGGCCACCACCACCGAGAGCCCCACCACCAGCCGCTCCTTGCCCCAGCCCAGCGACCTGCTGCTGGTGCAGCGCGGCAGCACGCCCTACCGGGCCACGGCTGATGAGGTCAAGGCGTTCATGCTCGCCCCCGCCACTGCGGTAGCGATCGGTGCGATCAAGCCCGGCACGAACCTCTCGGTCGATGCCGATGGCACCCTCCATGCCGCAATCTCCGGTGCCCTCACCTACCGAGGTGCGATCGACCCCACCACCAGCGAGGCTCCGGATGGCTCTGCAGTCGGGGATGTGTACTTGGCCAGTGCTGGCGGTCTTGCCCTGGCCAGCTGGCAAGGCCTTGCTGGTGAGCAGATCGCCCAGGGGGACCTGCTGCTGTTTGACGGGGAGGAATGGAGCGCCAACGCGGCCCTGGGCCCCGATGGCGCCGGAGTGATCCGCATCCAGGTGGCCGCACCGCTGGTCGTCGATGAAAGCGACCCGGCTCAACCGCTGCTGAGGGTCGAGCCTGCAACCACCGCCGCTGCCGGCGTGGTGCAGCTGGCCAACCCGTTGGCGCTGGCGGACGGCACACCCGGGCGGGTGGTGGACGCGGCCCAGCTACAGGCAGCGCTGGCCACCGCCCAGCCGGCTGGTGACTACATGCCGCTGGATCTCAGCACCCTGCCGGCCCTGCCCTGAGCGCCGAACTGATGACGCTTCAAGCAAGCGACCTGCTGGCGATTACCCGCCCCGCTGGGCCCCAGGCCGGCACCTATCAGCTGCCGGCGGCAGCACTGGCGGAACTGCTGAACCCGCCGCCAGTGCTGGGTATCAGCGGGGTGCTCTGGTCAACCGTGCGCTCAGCGGCGGATAACAGCTGGCAGGCGATCTGCTGGTCGCCGGAGCTGCAGCTCTACGCCTGCGTTGCGGGCAGCGGCACGGGCAACCGGGTTATGACCTCAAGCGATGGCATCCGCTGGAGTGCCCAACCATCAGCAGCCGATCAGAACTGGGTGGCGCTCTGCTGGGCCAAAGAGCTGGGGCTGTTCGTGGCCGTCAGCGACAGCGGCATTGGGAATCGGGTGATGACCTCACCGGATGGCCGCAGCTGGACCCTGCGCCAGACGCCGGCCAACAACAACTGGACCGCGCTCTGCTGGGCATCCGAGCTGGGCCTACTGGTGGCGGTCGCCAGCAGTGGCACGGGCAACCGGGTGATGACCAGTTCCGATGGCTTCACCTGGACGGCCCGCCAGGCTGCTGCAGATCAGGAGTGGCGCTCCATCTGCTGGGCGCCGCAGCTGGGGCTGCTGGTGGCGGTGAGCAGCAACGGCGGCAACCAGCGGGTGATGACCTCAAGCGATGGCCGCAACTGGACGCTGCGGACGGCCGCCTCCAACAACAACTGGGGTGCGCTCTGCTGGGCAGCGGAGCTCGGCCTGCTGGTGGCCTTGAGCAGCAGCGGTCGGGGCAACCGGGTGATGACCTCTACTGACGGGATCAGCTGGAGCAGCCGCAGCTCGGCGGCCGACAACGCCTGGACCTCCCTCTGCTGGTCGCCGCAGCGGGAGCTGTTGGTGGCGGTGAGTAGCAGCGGCACCGGCAACCGGATCATGACCAGCGCCGATGGCCTCAGCTGGATGGTGCGCAGCTCTCCAGCTGATCTGGGTTGGCGCTCGCTTTGCTGGTCGCCCCAGCGGCGTCAGTTTGTGGCTGTGAGCAACAGCGGCGCTGGCAACCGGGTGATGGTGAGCCCCTGAACCATGACTGACACCAAGGCACCCCTCCAGGCGATTGGCTCGCGTTGCTGGCGCGACCTGATCAGCCCAGAGAGCGGCGCCACCGTGCTCAACCTGGCGGGAGACAGCAGTGCCGCCGACCCGATGGTGGAGCTGGCTTACGACGAGGGGGGCAGCGGTTGGTGGCCGCTCTCCACGCTGGTGTTTGAGCAGCCATGAGCCAAGGGGGCTTCACCCCCCTCCCACCAGCTGCTGGCGCAGAGCCTCAAGCGCTTTCTTCTGGGCCCGCTGCACCGACATGGCGCTGATTTGCAGCTGCTCCGCTGCAGCTCTCAGTGAGAGGCCCTCAAGGACGGTGAGCCTCAGGGCCGTGGCTTGAGCTGCAGGCAGCTGATCTACTAGCTGCTCCAGCGCCAAATCATCAGCGGGCCCGGCTGCTTCTGGCTCGGGGCTGGCCAGCTGATCGAGCAGGCACGGCTCGCCAGCGCCGTGGCCATCAAGGCTGATGTGACCCAAAGGGCACTGACCCTGCTCATGCAGCCGGCGTGGGATGCGCACCAGCCGCACCCGATCGCGCAGGTGATGCTGCAGGGCACCTGAGATGCAGCGACGCAGATAGGGCTCGGCCGGCTCACCTGCTTTGCAGCGCAGCACTGAACGGAGCAGGGCTTCTCTAGCTACCTGGATCAGATCCTCCCGCTCGACCAAAGGGAAGAAGCGGCGGGCTACAGCTGAGGCAACGGCATCAGCTAGCGGCAGGTGCTGGAGCACCAGGGCATCGCGGGCACGGAGGGCAGAGCGGGAAAGCGGGGCAGCCATCTGGGGATGGCAGAGAACCCCACCCCCAACGGCCAGCCGCAGGGATGTGACAAGGACGCCCTAACGGGGCGCATGGCTAGATCCTTGACGCAGCGCGAGGACTGGACGAGGGATTCAGGTGGGTGTTTGACGGCCAAGTGGCAAGCCGTTCCCCCGTATGCCGCAACAAAAGGCCACGCCAGAGGTCTACCTGCCGAGGTCCGCGATGCAGTAGCTAGGCCACGCTTAAGAAGGCTGCGATCGGTGCCTGGAGAATCAGGAGTTGCTCAGAAATCAGCAAGTTCTAACAACTGATGGCTGAGTTCCTTATGCGACGCAGTCAAATCAACGGTGGCAAAACGCATCCGGTGGCCCTGAATCCGTACGGATTCATCCACAGGAGCGTTGATGGCGGGATGAAGCAGCAAACCATCGGCCTGATCGGCCGAGAGGTCACCCCGGCCCTCCTGGGAGCGGAGATACGCATAGAGCTGATACACATAACCGGCGCGTAGGGATTGATCGCGATACCAGCCCTTGGTGAACACGTTGGTGAACTTGGTATCAATCACTAGGCGCTGGGGTGCATGGATCCGATCAAGAACGATGTCAGTGCGCATTGAGGGGAACACCTGGCTGACGCCCGATGTGGCTTCCTCAACTGGCCAGTTCATCGTCTTACCAGTGCTCACCAGCCACTGGCTGGGATCAAGTTTCAAGCGGTAGAAGCCACCGATGGCTTTTTCGAACAGTCGCCGTAACCAATGCTCGCAACGCTTGGGATCCAGCATTGCGTTCGGACCGGCTTCTTCTGTCGGCAGAGCAAGATCCATCGCCAGCCGCGCAGCCGCGAGCATCGGTTGATCGGCCTGGTCATGACGCCCGAAGCGCTCGCCGCTGATCTGGCTGCGGCTTGGGGCTTCTCCTACTACGCCCTGTCGGCGAAGACCATGGGCCACTCCCCGGCATCGGTGGGCCAGTGCCTGGTTGGTCACCAGCCGAGCCACGCTTTCAAGTGCGGCACGCACGTAACGATTGCGAGGGCTATCAATCGAGAGCTCCTCGAAGCGGCAGGCCACCTGACCTTTCGCCAGCAGTTGACGCCGGCTGGTTATGAGGTGATCGATGCGACCACGGACGCGGCTGAGCACGGCCTCTCGCGGCAGAAAAGAAGTGGAGAGCTGGCGTCGCTGTCGCACTTCAACAGCACTCGCCAGGATCTCCGCCACCAGATCAGGGATCTCCTCAGGCAAATCCTCCACACCGAGCTTTGCGGGATTGGCGCTGGGGCCGAGGTCTGAGGCATAGAGCATCAGCCACCAGATGTTGCGAACGGGGATGCTCACCAGCCAGCCAACAGCTGAGCAACGGCGCGATCTACCTCTTCAGGTGCATCGAACCAGTACTCCTCAAGTAACGGTTTGAGTTCGCTGTCTATCACTTCGTTGAACCAGTCACGCGTATCACGGCCCTCCATGCTCTGGGTGGGCGTGATGTAGCTGTGGCCGATTCGGAATGCCTTGCCCAGGCGGTTGTCTGCTGCGATCGTTTGGTTGAGCTGGATGAAACGCTGCTGAATCTTTGCTGCGGTAGCAGCATCCATCTGGCGCCGATTCACCACCCAATCGCTCCAGGCTTCACCTAGGGAGGGCTCGAGATTGATGAAGGCGAAGCGACGACGGAAGGCCAGGTCAACAAGCGCCAGGGATCGATCGGCGATGTTCATCGTGCCGATCACAAACAGGTTTTCCGGAACATAGACGGGTCTGTTGATGCCGTCTGGGTCGGGGTAGCAGAGCTGCATTGCATCGCGGGGGGTGCGCTTGCCGGCCTCCAGCAGAGTGAGCAGCTCACCGAAAATCTGGGCAGGGTTGCCGCGGTTGATCTCCTCGATCACCAGCACATAGCGCTCTGATGGTTCAGCCAGGGCAGCTTTGACCATCTGCATGAACACGCCTTCATGAAGGGTCAGACCACCATTTCCACTAGGGCGCCAGCCACGCACGAAGTCTTCGTAGGAGAGGTTGGGGTGGAACTGAACGACACGCAGCTGAGGCTCCTGCGCTTCATAGCCAATGAGGGCCATGCCGAGGCGTTTGGCCAGCCAGGTTTTGCCGGTGCCGGGAGGGCCCTGGAGGATCAGGTTCTTCTTCTCGCGGAAACGCCGCAGGATGCGTTCAAGTTCTTCTCGGGGCAAGAAGCTGCCTTCAGCCAGGACGTTGTCGATTCCGTAGGGAATGATCGGCTTGACGGTGTCCACGCTTGCGGGCTCGTCCGTGCCAGTGGTCTCCTCTTCTTCATCCGAACTAGGCGGCAAGACCGTTTGGCCGGTGTAATGCCAAGCTTCAAGGCATAGCTCTGGGAACGAGTGCACACTGAAGTCCGGCTCCTCAAAGCGCTGGCGGAGACTGTCGAGCAGCTGAAGATAGTCGGAGGACGTGGTGCGTTTCTTGGGACTGTTGAGGCCAATCGGTAGCCGCAGTTTTTCGGTGATGTAGGAGCGAGAGCGCTCATCAAGGCTCAGAAAGCACCAAGGCCTGCTCCAGTAGAGGCCGAAGGTGAGGTTCCAAGCCACGCCATAGAGCTCCATGGCCGTATCAAAATCGCTTGAGAATTGCTGCTGGGTAGACTCATCTTCTGCATCAGCTACCTGCAGGCAGCTGCAGAACACACGCCAGAGCTTGTCGATGTGTTCGGCGGAGCGGTCTTTCGTATAGGGAAACAACCAGGATTTCCTGTTGTCGAGCACCGGGATTCCATCGAAGCATTCTGGAGCCGGCTCGCTGACATTCAGGAATTTGGCCAACTCAGATGCAATGTCATTGCGGGTGCTGTCCTTGATTCCGCGGTTAAATAGACCGAAGAGCGTAAAGGGGTCTATGTCACGGATGAATCCCTTGCTGCCGTCGTCGAACTGATCGCCACTGAGCAGACCCAGCCCTTCTACGCGTTGCTGTAGCTGGTTCAAGAAATCGATTAAGGGCCTGCGATTGTCTGCAAAAGGGACAAGCGCATCTGCGATGGCCTGATAGAAACGTATCCATCGGAAGCGCTTAAGCTCGGCAGGATCTGTGGCGAATCGATCACGCCAGAATGGGTCGTTCCGGAAGCGGTCCAGATCCTGAGGCTGATCACTAAACGCAAAGGCGATCAGTGCATCGGCAGCCCAGTCGCCGGGGCGTACTTTCCAGATCGTGCGCTGGTAAGTATAGAAGTACCACTCACTAGGCGGGCTGGTCTTTCTCCAATGCACGCGAATCCTGCGGCCATCGCCAGGGTTCTCAGCAATGGTCCCTGTGGCCTTGATGGCCATGACCGAAACGGTCTGTCCGCGGTTGTCAAACGGAAGATTATTCTTGCGGGTAAAGGCAGCTTTTATGGCGATTCGTTCACCCACCCTCATGGAGCGAACGACATCCAAATATTTATCTTCGAAGCCATGTTCCCAGATACCTTCCTCAATGAAGCGATCCGTCTGATCGTTTTGGCCACCTAAACTCGCCCCTACAAACCAGCAGGGGTTGGAGTCCTGATCTCGCGAAGGGGCTTGAGCACTCAACATCAATAGATAGCGACGGAATCCGAGGGCCTCGTACGAGACAGGCCATATCAGGGGGCTAGAAACAATCCTGGTTAGTAGTACTGCTTCACGTAGCCATAGGCCTTCTCAAACAGCTCTTGATCTTGGTGCAGCTTGTACTTGAGCAGGCTCTTCCTCAACGCACTCCTCACTTCACGTTCCCCAGCACTGGTTTGCTGCCAGCCCGGGAAACGTACTAGGCGAACGATCTCATCGATGTCGGAGACAACGCGCTCAACTATCACTGGGGTGCTCTCAGTACGCACCTGCTGGAACAGCTCGGTGAGCGCCGCTTTGCCGCGGTCCTCGTCTTCTTCGGGTGGGGTGTCGTTCTCGGCTGCTACCAGGTCTTGGGCAAGGCTAAGCAGCTCCTTGAGGAAGTCGATGCTCTGGATCAGGCCCTGCGCGTGGCGTTCCCGTAGGGCTTCCAGCCGCTCTGAAAGGGCCTTGTAGCGCGGGGTGCCCATGTGCTTTCGCAGCCGGGCGGTGAGTTTGAGGTCGATCTCCTTTGCTTTCTTCTTGGGATCGGCCGTCATCACCGCTTCAAGCAAGTCGGCGTCGAGCACCAGGGTGTCGAGGTCATCGCGCACGGCCTCAACATGCACGTTCTGGTGGATGAGCTCGATGGTCTTGGCCCCGAGCGCATGCCAGATGAGCTTGCCCGTGCCACTCGTGGGTTGAACGGAGACATAGACCTGGGTCAGCCAGCGGTAGTCGGCCTCAAACGGCAACAGCACCGGATCGGGCGAGATCGCCTCCCAGAGCTTGCCGAGCACCGAATACTCAGCAGCGAAGGCATCGCGGACGTTGTTGTTGGGAAGGCAGTCTTGGGCAGCAATCAGCCCCTCGTAGCCGCCCACGCTGCGATCCACGCCGGGGAAGAAGGCAAGACACTTCTGCATGGCCACGGCGACCTGCGCCTTCTCCGCGGCCAGCGTGCCTGCAACGGCGCTCATACCCTCTTCATCGAACTCCAGCGACTTGGCCACGTCGTCGAAAACACCGAGGTAGTCGACGATCAACCCATGGGTCTTCCTGTCGCCGTAGGTGCGGTTGGTGCGGCAAATGGCCTGGAGCAACGTGTGCGCCTTGAGTGGCTTGTCCAGGTACATCGCCTGGAGGACGGGGGCATCGAAGCCGGTGAGCAGCTTGGCGGTCACGATCAGGAGCTTGAGGGGATCGTTGGGGTCGCGGAAACGGTTGAGGAGCTTCTCTTCCTCGTCGCGGCTGCGGTCATAGGGCTTGAAGCGCTCGTCTTTACCGGTGGCAGAGATCACAACCTCGCTGGCCTCTGGTGGTAGCACCTGATCGAGGGCAGCCTTGTAAAGCAGGCAGCACTCTTGATCGAAGGTGACCACCATCCCCTTGAAGCCATTGGGGGCAACGGATTCCTGGTAGTGCTTGGCGATGTCCGCGCAGACGCGTTGAACACGCTCGGGAGCCTTTACCAGCACGGCCATGCGGCTGGCGTGCTTAGCGAGTTGGTCCCGGTCAAGGTCAGACAGTTCGCCGGTGAGGGCGGCATAGGCCTCGTCGATGGCGGCCTTGTCGATGTGCAGGTCCACCAGGCGGGGCTCGAAGTGGAGCTTGAGGGTGGCGCCATCGCGGATCGACTCCTCGAAGCCGTAGCGGCTCATGTAGCCGCGAGGGTCCTCCTCTGCACCGAAGGCGTAATAGGTGTTGCGATCGATCCGGTCAATGGGAGTGCCGGTGAGGCCAAACAGAAAGGCATTGGGAAGAGCGCCGCGCATCTTCATGCCGAGGCCGCCCTCCTGAGTGCGGTGCGCTTCGTCGACGAGCACGATGATGTTGTCGCGATCGTTGAGCACCCCTTCTGCTTCCCCGAAGCGGAAGATCGTGGTGATGATGATCTTGCGGGTGTCCTGCTGGAGCAGGCGCATCAGATCGGCGCGGGTTTCACCCTTCACCAGGTTGGGCACATCGCTGGCGTGGAAGGTGCCACTGATCTGGGCATCGAGGTCGATGCGGTCGACCACGATTACAACGGTGGGGTTGCCGAGCACGGGATGTTGGCGGAGCTTCTGGGCCGCAAACACCATCAACAGCGACTTGCCTGATCCCTGGAAATGCCAGATCAGTCCTTTGCGGGGCTGGCCCGCCAGCACCCGCTGCACAATCAGGTTGGCGGCTTCCACCTGCTGGTAGCGGGCCACCACCTTGATGCGGCGGCTCTTGTCGTCGGTGGCGAAGAGGGTGAAGTGGGCAAGGAGATCAAGGATCACCGCAGGCCGCAGCAGCCCGGAGATCGAAGCCTTGAGCTCCGCAAGGGAGCCTGGGGCCACTTCCCCATCACCACGCCATGGCCCCCAGAGCTTGAGCGGACAGCGGATCGAGCCATACATCAGCTCCTTGCCTTCGCTGGCCACAGAGAACACGTTGGCGACGAACAGCTCAGGCACATTGCGCTCGTAGTCGTCATGGATCTGGAGGGCGCCATCGAGCCAGCTCACGGCCTTGCGCACCGGCGTTTTGGCTTCGATCAAGACCAGTGGGAAGCCGTTGACCAACAGCACCAGATCGGCGCGGCGTTCGGCTGGGCCGGCGCGGACGGTGAATTGGTTGGTGACGACGTACTGGTTGTTTTCTGGGTCTTCCAAGTCGAGCAGGCGGACGGTGACGTGCTCGTTGTTCGGCCCAAAGGGCATCGATCGATCGCCCCGCAGCCAGGCCGTCATCTCCTCATTGGCCTTGATCAGACCGTCGGAGCGCACGGAGAGCACGATGGCCCGCAGCTTGTAGATCACCTCATCAGCGCGGTCGGGAACGGCAGCGATCTCGGGGTTGAGGTGGATCAGCGATTCCCGAACCCAGGGCTCAACGAGAACCTCGTGGGGCATGCGGGGGACGCTGGCCGGCGGGAGGTGGTGCCAGCCAAGCCCTGTGATCATGCCGTTTTTGCGCGCGAAGCCAGGGCCGACGGCTGTGTAGTCACCAGTTCCGCCAGCAAGCAGGTCGCGGAAGAGGTTTTCGACGGTTGTGGATTCGTTGAAAGTCATGCCAACAATAACGAGTGCATCGTACGTTTGTACAAATTCAACATGAAATCTCTACGGCGCTGCAACTCAAGTAACGCTTGCATGGAAGAGCGATAGTCGCCCACAATCTGTAGTTGCGACTCCAGGCTGATTATGGGAATCTTGATACGCCTGATCCCAGATTGAAAGAGATTTCCCTGGGCCGTCTGATTTGTAAGGCCACGGATTTGACGCTGTGCCTGGATGGACTGAAGATAAATATGCAAAAACTCGTGATTTAGCTTTTCGGGGTCCGAGCGAATTAAAGCAACACTACGCACCATTGCTATACGCTCATTCTTTGGCACACAACAAACTCTCCCTACTGATCCCGAGCAGGAGACAAGTACATCGCCCCATCGCGGGAGGACTCGTTTAGAAAGACGTTCGTAGGTCTCTTCGGAGATGTAGTCAACATTCGATAAGTCCAGGCCGGAATCCCGCACATTGCGGGCCGAGAGTAAGTAGATCCCTTCGGGAGTTCGGGGTGGCGTTGAGTGCTCACCATCAGTAACGAGCTCACACGCCTCACCAAGAAACTGGACGCTGCAGTTGGCAAAAGCACGCAAATTCATGGAATCTCGGGTACAGATCAATGCTGCAGAAGCATTCTCGTACTCGACCAGCACATTGCGCACAAGCAAAAGCAATTCAGCAATCTGTTTCTGCTCCTCTAACGGCGGCATCGCGAACTCATATTTCGCAAGACTCTTCCAGTTGGTGCGTGGTGATAGAGAGCCTGCCGAAGTACCAACCGCGTATTCAAAGAATGAGTCTGTCTGACAAATGTAGGGCAGGAGTTCCTGAAGTAACTGCGTTTGATCTGCAGTCTCAAAGACATAGATGTCACCTGAGCAGATCGCATCAAAAACGGCCACTGCCACCTTGCGCTGGTAAGCGCGCCGTTTGCCGAACAGCACCTGCCCAGGACGAACCCGATTGCTGAAAGTGGTGCCATCGGCCACATCCGCCCAGGAACGCACACGCAGATCGCCCGGCTCGAGATGCTCCAGGCCGATCACCCGCTTGATCCCTGCGGCTTCCGGGTCTTTGCAGGTTTCTTTGTTGAGGCGCACCACCTCGCCAAACTTCACCCACTGCCAGCCTGGCTTCAGTTCACTCATTGATCTTCTCCTCCGGCCAGCAGTAGCTCACCTTCAAGTGTTTGAAGTGGGTGTGAGGTAGCCAACCCTCATGCTGCATTCGGCCTACCACGATGCCTGGTGCAATGCCGAGGGCCTTGGCAGCCGCCTTCAACTCCTGTTCGGAGCGCAGCCCCTGCAGTTTCTGGGCTGCAGCAGACGGGATTAACTGATCAGCAGCGAAGCGATCGGCTTCGGCCTCATGCTCTTCATCCACACCATCGAGGCCATCCACAAAGGTGGCCTTCTTGCCGTGCTTGAGGATGTGGCCAGCCTCATGGAACAGCGTGAACCAGAGGTGATCGTTGGTTTTGTGCCGCAGGCTCAGGGCGATCAGGGCTCGATCCGGGCTCAGCCACTGGGTGGCCCCACTCACCCGGCAGCCCGGTGGGGCTGGCACGAACACCACCGCCACACCGGCAGCGCCGGTCAGGGCCTGCAGCTGCGGCACAAACACCGTGGGATCCGCTTCGCAGCTGAGGGGGCGAATCTCTTGCAGCGCCGCTCGGAATGCCTTGGCTTCATAGGGTCTGCAGGTAATCGAGGCCGCTTGCGTTTCGGCGCGGCGCAGCCAACTGGCCAGGGCTCCTTGCTGCGTGGCATAGCTTTTGGAGGTGCGATACACGGCCAGGGGCTGGCCGTAGCGCTCCCGCCAGGCCTCGATCGACGCCACCGCGAAGAACTTCAGGCACGCCGAAACCTGTTGGCCGGCATGGCTGCACGTGACCACCCAGCCCTGGCCTTGCATCCAACGCAAGGGCAGTTCTTTCAGCCAGTCCTTTTGGCTGGCCAACTGATCGAGCTGTTGGAGGCGCACCAGATCCTGCTGGTAGTTGGCCTCCAGCCGCAGCCAGAAGCCGGCGTCATGGCCGAGCACCCGCTCCAGCCGTTCGGCCGTATCGGCCGTGATCGATGCTCGGCCCTTGAGCAGTTCATTCACATGCTTGGCGCTGAAATCCAGCCGCTGGGCCAGCTCGGCGCGGGTCCAGCCGTGCTCCTCAAGCACCTCCTCGATCAGATCCCCGGGGGGAGAGGCCCAGTCGGCGTTGAAGCTGGCGTTGGTGGTGGGGGTGGCGGTTTCAACCATGGGTGTCTCCAATCTCCAGGAGGCGCACGCTGCTCACCTGCTGCCAGTCGATGCCGCCGGAGGGCAGGGTTGGCGGTGGCTGATCGGTGGGCTCGAACAGAAGGCGCATCGGGCCATCGAGGTCGACGGAGTATTGGCCGGAACGGTCTTCAGTGAGGGCGTGGGGACGACCAAGCTGAAGCTGGCTCAGGTTCTCCACGGCCCGCAGCTCGTTCAGGCGGGTCTTAAGACGTTTGGCGCGCTTTTCGCCGAGCTCTTTGCGCTGGTGCTTGTCCTGTTCGCAGAGGCGCTGGATTTTCTTGCTGGCGTAGGTGATCTGCATCCTAAGCCATCACTCTTGATTTTCCTTCACCGAATCAGTTAAGGAAACCTCAGCCACGAGCCCATCCAGCATGGCCACCACGCCGTCCATCTGTTGCCAGAACTCCTGCCCCGAGGCCTCCCAGGTCTCCCAAGCGTCCTGCAGGGTGGCTGGTTGTCCACCCCCTTCTCCTCCTGCAGCCGCCGCCGGCCGTTTCACGTAGAGCGGGATTGACAGGCTGAAGTCGTTCGCCGCAATCGCCTCCAGGCTGGCCACCGCCGCAAACCCCTCCTCATTGGCAAAGGCGCCGTAGGCCCCGGCAATGCGGGCTTGATGCTCAGGCCGCAGGAAGCTCATCGCCCGCTCCCGGGAAACCTCGTTCACGGCATCGATCAGCAGCACCTTGCCGCGGCGATCAACAGGCTTTCGGCTGCGGCAGAACACCACGCAGGCCTCCATCGGCGAGTTGTAAAACAGGCCTGCCCCCAACCCCAGCACGCAGTCCACCAGGTCGGCCTCCACGAGCTTGCGACGCAGCTCGGACTCCTCCTTGCGGAACAGCACCCCATGCGGAAACAGGACCGCGCAACGGCCTGTCGTTGGATCCATGCTGCGCAGGATGTGTTGAAAGAAGGCGTAGTCAGCCCTGCCCTGGGGCGGGGTGCCGAGGAAGTTGCGTCCCCAGGGATCGCTCTGCCAGGCCTCCCGGTTCCATTGCTTGATCGAATAGGGCGGGTTGGCAAGCACCACATCGAAGCTGCGAAGTGCATCGTGTTCGCTGAAACCGGGCGCCGCCAAGGTGTCGCCGCGGGCGATCTCGCTGTCCTCCACGCCGTGCAGCACCAGGTTCATGCGGGCGATCGAGGCCGTCATGTGGTTCCGCTCCTGGCCGTAGAGCTGCAGGGTGCGGTGCTCGCCGCCCTTGCGCTTCACCTCAGCCAGGGCCGAGATGAGCATGCCGCCGGTGCCACAGGTGGGGTCGTAGATGCGATCACCGGGCTGCGGGTCCAGCATCTGCACCATCAGGTGCACCAAGGTGCGGTTGGTATAGAACTCCTGCGCCGTGTGGCCGCTGTCGTCGGCGAACTTCTTGATCAGAAACTCGTAGCCATTGCCAAGTTCGTCCTCCGGCACATGGAACAGAGATAGGGATTGGCTGGAGAAGTGCTCCAGCAGGTTCTTGAGGGTTTCATCGGGGAGGCGCTCCTTGTTGGTCCAGGGCGCATCGCCGAAAATGCCATCGAGCTTGCCCGGGTTGGCGGCCTCGATCGAACGCATGGCGTTCTGGAGGGCTCGACCTACGTCCTTCGCTACGGCCCGCACATCCGACCAGTGGGCCCCGGGCGGGATCACGAAGCGGTCGTTGGCGGTGGCCTGCGCGTAGGCGGTATCGCCCTCTGATTCATGCATCGCATCGGAATAGTCCTCGTCCCACACATCAGAGAGGCGCTTGTAGAACAGCAGCGGGAACACGAACTGCTTGTAGTCGCCGGCATCCACCAGGCCGCGCAGCTGTACAGCGGCTGCCCAGAGGTAGGACTCGAGGTCGGATTGAGTGAGTGTTGTCATTAGGATGGCTCTTCAGCGGGCTTTCTTCTGATCTTCATTCGAGCCATCAGATTGACCTCATATCTTGCGGCGAAGCTGGTTACTTCGGCCGTCGCATTGAGGATGACAGCGATTTCCTCTGTCGCACGTTCACGACTCAGAGTGGCGCGTTTTCCGTGGATGATCTCGTTACGCGTCTGAAATACCTTTTTGACTGCATCCCAGTCACTAACAGCATCGCGCAAGCCTGGCTTGCCAGCAGCCCCCACCAAGGCTTTCCAGCCATCCTCATAAGCGCCAATTGACTTGTACTTCTTCTCAATCGTTTCTCGCGCTTCTTTTGTTGGCCCCGATGAAAGTGCAACAATTGCCCGTCGGATTGTGCGCTCAAGATCGGCCGCAGCAAGAATAAATGCTATGGCGGGTTCTCCCTCGTCGATCGAGCGCTGAATCCTGGCTTGTCGGTTCTCAAGTGAATCGGAAACCCGAAACATCAGATCCATCCTCCTTCCACCATCACCGTGCGGAGGTGATCTTCGGCTTCCCGGCACTTCGCTAGGGCGTCCTTGAACGCCGCCACCGCTTCCGGTAGGGGCGGGATGTCAGCCCCGATTGGGGGCAGCACGTAGCGGGAGATGTTCAATGTCCAGCTCTCCTGCTCGATTTCTTCGAGGCCCACCACGCGAGCTCGATCTTCCACGTCTTCAAACGCCGAGACCCAGCCGTGAATCTGGGAGGCGTGCTCAGGCTCCAGGAAGTTCTGCGCCCGCCCGCGGCGAAACAGGCTGGAGGCATCGATCACGATCACCTTTCCCTGACGGGCAGTGGCTTTGTGGCGCCGAAGCACCAACACACAAGCCGCCAGCCCGGTGCCATAGAAGAGGTTGGGCGCGAGACCAATAACCGCCTCCACCAGGTCTGCCTTGAGCAGGTGCTGGCGGATTTGACCCTCCACGCCACTGCGGAACAGGGCGCCCTGGGGCAGCACAACGGCCATCCTTCCGGTGCCCGGAGCCATCGAGGACACCATGTGCTGAACCCAGGCCATGTCGGCGTTGCTGTCCGTCGGAAGACCAGCGAAGGCCCTGCCCCAGGGATCGCTCTCCCAGAGCTCACGGCCCCAGGCCTCCAGCGAAAACGGCGGATTGGCGATCACCACATCAAAGGTGCCCAGGCCACCGGTGGAGGCGTCTGCAAACACGGGGTTTCGCAGGGTGTCGCCCCGCTCAATCACGAAGTCCTCCAGTCCATGGAGGAAGAGGTTCATCCGCGCCACGGAGGCAGTGGTGAGGTTTTTCTCCTGGCCAAAAATCTTGCCAAAGAAGGTGCGTGGATCCCCCCCACGGGCATGAACGTGCTCAACGGCAGCCAGCAACATGCCGCCGGTGCCACAGGCAGGGTCGTAGACCGTTTCCCCCTCCTGCGGATCCACGATGTCCACCATCAGGCGAACAACGCTGCGCGGGGTATAGAACTCACCGGCCTTCTTGTTCGTGGCATCGGCGAACTGCTTGATGAGGTACTCGTAGGCGTCACCCATCACGTCGGAGGCGACCGATGCGTTGCCGATCAACAGCGAAGAGAAGTGTTCGATCAGGTCCTTGAGCAGCTCATCGGGCAGCCGATCCTTGTTGGTCCACTGGGCATCGCCAAAGACGCCATAGAGGTGCTTCTGGTTCGCCGCTTCCACGGCGCGCATGGCGTTCGAGAGGGCTGTGCCGACGTTTTTGGGTGTAGCCCGAACATCGTTCCAGTGGGCACCCTCGGGCAACTGGAATCGGTGTTGATCGGCAAAGTCCTCGCCGTACTCGGCGAGCATCGCCGCGTTCTCCTCGTCCCACTGATCGCAGATCCGCTTAAAGAACAGCAGCGGCAAGATGTACGACTTCCAATCGGTGCGATCGACTGGGCTGCCGCGGAGGATGTTGGCGGCTTCCCAGAGATGGGATTCCAGCTGGGGGAGCGTTAGCGGCCCGCCGGGGCTGCTTGCAGTCGCTGCCGCAGGCTTCGTCTGAACCTGATTGCTGCCAGCAGCTCTCAGACCTCCACCAGGCCCCTTAACTTTTTCAGCCAGACCCATAGCCACCACAGCGTCCTTAGCAGCGTTGAACTGCTCATCGCTTAGGGCAATTTCAAGCTCGCTATCGATGGCGGTCCGCAATTCGAGGTTGGCAAGGCGTGAGCCATCCTCTGGGATGAGAGCAATCATCGCGTCGGTGACGTCCCGGTTCAACGGCGGCGTCGTCATGAAGACACCTCCTCGCCGCTGTTGACCAACATTGGAGGTAAATCCTCCATCCAGCCTCGCCGCGAGAGCTGCTGGAGCCGGCGGCTGAGTTCTTCGACCTCACGGCTCAAGGCCACACTCTCCTGTTCCAGGCTCTCGGCTCGCTGGAGCTCGCTAGAGCTCGGAATCACGACGGGCAAGCCCTTCACTTCGCCCATCGGCACGAAGGACACTGCCGCTCCCTGACCGGCCTTGTTCAACAGGGTCTGCCCCACGGCACTGCGGAGATACTGCACCAGAGCGGCTGGGGTGAGAGGGGCGTTCGGCCTGAGTCGGACCACGCAAAACGCCTGGCCAGGCACCGTGGGTTGCTCAAGGTCCTGAACCACCGACACCTTGCCGAGACCACCTTTGATCGACAACAGCACATCTCCCCGCTCCAGCAAATGCTGGCGGCCCTTGGCCAAGGCGGCTTCCGGCAACCGGATCAACTTGGAGCCTTGAAGGAGCTGGCCGGAGTCGTCGATGTCGCCCGGGGTAACCTCCCGCACCTCGATGCCTTCATCCTCTTGACGGCCAAGGGAGGCGACTGGTCGCCTGATCTCGGCCAGATCACCCAGTTGCACCGTTGACCTTGAGTCCAGGTAGCGCTGAAGCACCAAGTCGTCTTCTGAATGGAGGTAGCGGCTCACCTGGAAACTGAAGCCATTCGCCTCTAGTTCCTGGGCCGGGATCAGACGGGCATAAGAGCTATCTCTCCTGTGGTTCAGGAGTTGGGTGAGTTCTTTGACCCCGTTCGTATCCCAGAGCTGTTTTGAGCTTTTTCCCTTTTTCTGGATTAGCAGCTCCTGGGCGGCAACCATCTGAATGGGATCGCCAACAGCGCGATCCTTCTTCAGGACTAACAACAATCCCTCGAGGTTAGTTGCTGAATTTCCACCTGAAGGCAGGGCAATCACGGCATCTAGCCAATTTTTTTGCACCAGCTCCTCACGGAAGTACTCCAGATCTTTGGATGTCCGAGCAGCAATTCCTGGAGACATCAAGGCGTAGGTAGTGCCACTGCAGCGCTGATGGGCAGCAAACACCCTTCGTGCCTCGCTGTCTTTGATTGCGGAGGGGCAGTCGAGAGGGAATGGCGGGAGCCAGGGATCGTCGATCAGTAGTTCGCGGGTTCTCTCTCCCCAGGGTGGGGCCACGATGGCAACAGGCCATTGGGCCTGATCAGCAATGGACTTCGGTTTCACCTCTAGTGGATAGAGGCTGAGCAATCCCAGAACCCAGCGTGCCTGCGAAGGATTTGCCGAACTCAGCAGAAGTGGATGCTCCATTCCCAGGAAAGGGGCTGCTGCCACTCCCATTGGGAAGAGGCAGGCCACTTGATCCCCAGGGTGAAAGGCCAGCAGGGCTTCCCAGAAGCCGCCCATAGAGGCAGAGCATCCCAGCTCTCCACCACTTCGGTTGCTGGCTTTTAGCTCCGACATCGCTTCGATCACGGCCTTGCATTGCAAGGGATCGCCACTATTCACAGCTCTGCCGACTGGCAATAGGGAAGCCCTAAGGCGCTCGAGCAATTTGGGGTCAAGGTGCCTCATTGCTGCTGAGGAAGAAAGAGTCAGTCCAGAACGCTCAGCAATGGCTTCTTGGATGGCGCCCCATACGTCTTCGTTGGTGAGGCTGCGCATGGCATCGAAGTAGCCAACCGGAACTCCATCGGAGGTTGGAATCCAACGTGCCCAGAGGAGTACATCCAGTACGACTTCCAGTCCCTGATCAGCAGGAAGCGAGCCCCGTAGCTCATCGCAGGCGTTCCAAATCAGCTTTTCAACGTCAGTGCGGTTCATATCAATGGAAATCTTGGTAGCCATCAGTAGCGGTTGAAGCTGTCGAAGTCGTAGGCAGTGACCAAGGTGCCGCCGCACTCGACGACGATCACGCCCCCTTTGTCCATCGCCCTGATCAGCTCCTTCCGTTCGCGATCAAGGGCGTCAAGGACGGAGCGGATCTGCTTACGGCCCAGAACGAGCTTGTCTCCATGCGAGATGCCGTGCTGCTGCGCGAGCTCAACCGTGGCTTCGCGGATGCCTCGTTGAGATATCCGCGCTCCGTAGTGCTTGGTCTTGGCCATGACCCTCCTGGGGTTGATGCGCAAAGCATGGCAGCATCCGAATGGCTTGTCAAGAGCAAAAGGTAATGTCAGAAACTGACAAGCCGCAGACTCTTTATTTAGGGCGCTCGGGCCGGCCCATGGAGGGCCTGGCGGTCTAGATGCCAAGCGGCAAGGTTTTTTCCACTAGCGCAGATGCCACTGGCACACCGTGCTGCATGGCGAGAAGCGTCAGCGCCGCTGGATGCAGTGGTTCCAGCCGGTGTACGTGGGGCTCAGCAGCGCAGATTGACCAGGGCGCGAACAACTCCCCGCCGGAGAAAGCCGGAGGCGGGGCCGCCCCCGGCCAGGGGAGCTCAGAGCACCCGCACCTCGGCCTGAGGCCCGAGCACCCGCTGCTGATTGGAGGCCAGGATCAGGGCCTCATCGCGGGGCACGTAGTGCGGCTCGGCCGAGATGTGCCCCTCGCGATCGAGGAAGAGCACCCGCAGGAGCTCACCGGCAGCCCCGAGGAGATGCACCGAGATGATGCGGATCGGGCATGTGCGGCTGAGAGGGGTGGCGGCCATGGCTGGGCTGGCGAACGACACCGCCGTCAAGCCCCGGCGCCGCCAGCGCCGCGCAAGGGGCGCGAAGCGCAGCGCAGCGACTCGCGTCAGCCCTTGCGCGGTGCGCAAGCCGGGGCAGGCCGGGTGGCGTGATCGCCAGGCACCCAGCAGTGCCACCTTTCTGGCTCTCCCGCTCAAGTAGTCGGAGCAACAGGGTGCCAATGTCGGCTCTATCCCTGGATGCCACAAGCGGGCTCTTTTAGTCGCAGCCGATCACAACAGCTGCAGCGCGAATAGCCGAAGCCCAGCGATTGCCGCCCAAACAGAAGGGGTGCTCAAGGCGCCAAGCGGGCCCAAGGGCACACCACAGGAGAACCATGTCAGCATGTGCTGACATAAATCCTGAGACTCTAACTTCGCAAATCTCTTGCAGCGCAAGGGGTTCTTGATCTGGAAACCTAAAGAAATCTGGAAGACTGTTTGACGGGGTCGTAGCTTACTAGTCCCCTGTGCATCATGCGGCATCGCAGGAAGCACAGGGGACTAGTAAAAATCAATGGCTTCCCGGGAATTCTTCACTGACCGTGCTGGTCACTTCGTGGCAGGGCAGTTAATTTGTTCCCATCGGCCGTAACGCCATCTGTGGTGTCTGCGTAGGGGGAGACCCCCAGATGCAGCGCACCCAGGGGTCAAATGGCCGACGTGCTGCGCCAACAGCACGCCACTGATAACCGGAGGAGGTCATCTTGACCGAAGCTACCGCGCCACTGAGCGCGCAGCCAGATTGCGCGCGTCTTGTTTACGAGGCTGAACAGGCCCCGATTGCTGTCAACCGCAGCTCCAAAAAGCCCAGGGGACTGGATCACCTCAAGGAAATTCAGCCCCCAGCTGAAGCCAACGCCTACGCGGCGCAGCTGCGAAAGGTCCGCTACGGCCCTGCCACGCTGGACGCCTTCCTGATGCCGGATGGCAGCTTCCGCTTCTCGATGCGGAGCGCCGCGGCCTCGGTGCACATGCTCTCCAACTCCCAGGCTCAACGCACGATCGAGCGCGTTGTTCAGGGGAACATGCCTGAACCAGGGCCTGCCCAGATCCCTGTGATCGCAGGTGATCCAGCGGCCAGCACGCCCTGCCCAGGGCCTCTGCTGCTGGATGTGCCCTTTGCGGGGCCCGCTGGCTATGCGACGACCATGGACCACCAGACGCTGATCCGCTTCTGGGGGGAGCTCAGCCGGACGTCGCGGACCTATGGCCCGGCTGCAGTGCGCATGCTGGAGATCGGCGCTGAGGTTTCACTGATCGCGCTGTGCCAGCAGGCCTTTGGGATCGTGGACCACCGCTCGGTGGAAGAGCGGCTGCTGGAAGCCTGGATCGACCTCGGTACAGAGCGCCCTGAACCTCTGTTTGATGCCCAGTTCCGGCAGTTCTACGAATCGGTCGTTGGTCATCGCTGGGGGTCTCCCGCCACAGCGAGCTGCCTCGCTGATCTCGTGTATCACCGCATTCCGCCTCAGGTCTATCAGGCACTGAAGGAGATCAACCCGGTGACCAGGCCGGTTCTGATCAACAGCAAAGGCGAGCAGGTCGGCTTCCGGCAGCGGCCCATGCACACCCTGATCAGCGATCCTGCGTTTGCTCGGGCGATCAAGCCGATCGTGGAGGCGGCGAAGGTTCTGCTGGCGATCACGCCAAAGGGACAGTTCCGCGAAGTGTTGAGGGTCCTGGACTCGACAAACCCGCGGTACAAATGCCGCGGCCGCAAGGCTCTCGGCGGCGCGAGCAATCAGCCCCGACTGGCGCCTGCCCCCGCGAAGTGGCCCCATCAGCTTGATGGGAGCCGTGCCAAGCAAATGCCGTTGCTTGGTGATCAGTCATGTGCCTGAAAACCAGGCGTTCATCAACTGGGAAGCTGCATCTCCCTCGGTTCCGGCAGGGGTTCAAGACTCAGACCCTGTTGCCCTTTCGTGCTCAACGTCCACAGACCACGCCCACGTTCGTGATGACCGAATCCCAGCCCTCGACGGGCATCCTGCATCAGATCAACTGGTATGGAACATCCCCTTATGGGGTTCCATTCGCTGTCGTCAGCATCATCGATGCAGCCAATAACCTCCACCGGGCGCTGGCCTGCAGTCGGCGCTTCGGTGACCTGTCACGCCTCTCAGAGTTTGAGGGCTTGCGCGTGAATCTGGTGGCAACTCCCAATGGGCTCCAGCTCAAGCCGATTGCCGACCAGATTCCGCCTGAGCAACAGCTTCAAGAGGATGCACATCTGGAGGCGATGGACGAACACGGTGTTGCACCGCTTGATGCTGCCAACTCGATCCATGTCATGGGAGCCTTGCTCGACGCAGCCGATCCGGCAGCGGAGACCATTCCCTTGAACAGGCTGCAGGAAGTGGCAGCGACCGTGGCCAAGCTGGCACGGGATCTGCGGCTTCCCACCTGCATGTGGATCCACCTTCCATAGATCCCACTGAGCCGGCCCGTCGCATCTGCCCCCGCCAACTGACGGGGGCTTTCTGATGTCTTGGTCCGGACTGACTCTCTCCAGCCGCCTCAACAGGGCACCAGCTGCTCCCTGCCGGGCTGGTGCTGCACCAGGAAGGCTTCGATCCAGTCGTGATGACACTGCTGGCAGATCCGATCAGCAATCGAGGGGGCATCGGACGGCACCTGGAAGCGCTTGCGGAACGCCTTGGTGAAGCCCTCCAGGGCGGGCCGAGGCAAAGAGCGGATCGTGCTGTGGAGCTGGTGGATCGTGGCGGTATCCAGCGGTGCCAGGGCGGGATCGACCTGCTCAGCTTCAGGGGGTTGCACTGCCGCCCCCCGCTGGGGCGGGCTGGGCTGTTGAGATCCATGCCGCGTGGCTTGGCTGGGGACAGAAGCAGGATCCCGCTGCTCGGGGCGGCCCCGTTCCTCTCCACTGGCCGATGAGGTCACGCCGCGCTGAAGACGGTCATACAGGGCCAGGCCAAACGGGTTCCCGAAGGTCATCAGGGCCCGCTTCATGGCATCGGTCTCGGCTTCCTTGATGGCCGATTCGTGGGCCTGGCCCAGATCGATGTCGATGCCGTGGCCGGCCCCGCTGCCCTCACGGATCAGGGGGCTGCTTTCGCCAGCACCCACCGTGATGCGGACGCGGGCGGTGTAGGTGACGCCCCAGCCAGAGCGGCCATCACGGCCAATGGAGCGCTCGCTCTGGTTGACGCACTCCACGGCGATGGTTTCGCGTTGCCAGCCGTCAAAGCCAAAGATGCGGTTGGCTTCGGCGATGGCCTGCCAGCCCTCCAGGTAGCTGACCTTGGCGCGGCCCTGCTCGCGCTGCTTGACCTTGGAGCGATCGAGCGGAGCCGAGAGAGCGGCGACCTGCTCAGGTGAGAAGACGGCGGTGGCCATGGCTGTTTTCCGGGGGGTGAGGACGGTTGGAGATCGGGATTGGAGGACAGGAGCCCACTCCAGGCGCGGGCCCATTGAGAAGGGGCGATGCCCCCTCTGGCTGCCGTCAGTGGATGCGCCAGGAACGGCGGGAAAGGAGCTGAGCGCCGCTGATCTGGCGGCCAGCCTTGAGGGCCTCTTTGATGGCGGCTCGATCCGGCTTGCTGGTGGTCGTGACCATGAGCCACTCGGAATCGAGGGCCTCTTCGTCGTCGATCACGACGGCCGAGGACTTGCGGCTGCTGAGCTCGTGATTGGGGAACGAGAAGCGGGTGGCTGCTGGTTGCAGCTGGGTGAGGACGAAGACCAGCGACTCCTCCAGGGAATCGGCGCGGCCGGCATCGGAGCGGGCCAGATCGCTGAGGCGCTTGGCCTGCTGCTGCCGGTAGGCGGCCTGGCCGCGCAGGTGCTCGATCACCCAGCAGGTGGCATCGGCCTTGGCTGCCAGGGCTGCTTTGTTGCCCTCCTCTGCAAGGAGTGCCGCCTCCAGCTCGGCGAGGGCTGAGGCGCGCTGCCCGGGATCATCCGCCTCCAACTGCTCAGCCAGCTGGCCGATGGCACTGGTGAGCTCCTGGGCCTCGATGCCCAGCTGCCATAGGGAACCCGACCGCTGCAGGGAACAGGCAGGACCAGAGGCTTCCGGGGCCGAAGCAGTGGCGGCAGCGGTGGGGATGGTGGTGAGAACGGCCATGACGATGAGAGGAGAGATGGGGAATGGGGCAGAAGGCGCCACAGAACGCCAAAGGCTTGTGGTGGGTGTCAGGGACGGGTAACCGCTGCAGGAACGGCCCAGAGCCCGGCGGACGGGCTGACCTCGACCACCGAGATCGGCACCGGAGAACGGGAAGCCATGCGGCGGGCCTGCTGCACGAGCGAGGCGGTACCAAGGCCCCCGGGGAACGCCACCACCAGCACCGAGGCGATCGAAACCGGGGAGGTGTGGGCCATGGCCCGGGCAATGGCCTGCTCGAGCAGCTCCCGATTGCGGATCGGACCAGCCGCGCGGCCGTGCCGCTCCCACTGGGCTGGCATCACCACGGAGGACCAGCCCAGCTGATGGGCCGCGCGGCCAATGGCGACATCGGCGCCACGGGCCCCGCCATGGAGAACCAGATGCACCAGCCGGCCGCCTGCGCGAGCGAGCAGCTCAGCGGCAACGCGCTGATGGGGCCACGCCAGATCACGGCCGCCGCCGGCAGCGATCACCAGAGAGCGCGCTGGAACAATCTCCGGCCGCGATTGAATACATAAAGCCATGGATTCAGTTGCCAGAAGGACAACTGATCGGGGCACCACCGCCGCTTAGACATACGCAGCTGTGATGGCGAGACCAGGGATTAGGTTGCCGCCGGCGATGGGCTCGGGGCCTTTGGCGCAGCCTTTATTCTACCAGTACAAACGCACTAAGCGGCGAGCAGAGTGGCTGCAGGGCAATGGATCTACGCAAAGCAAAGGCATGCGCTGATGGATCGGCGAGCTGATAAGCAAGGCCACCAGATTCAGCACTGAATGCCCAGCTGGCCGCGCAGCCGCGCGAGGAAACCTGGGGCCTTCCCCTTCCCCATCAACGCGGGCGAAGGCCTGGCCACCGCAGCCGCGGGAGAGCAGCCATGCCCACCAACCCACACCGGCCTCGGAGCGGAGGGCGGCGGCGGCTGGCCGATGCACGCCACGGCGCAGCCGTGGCACGCTGAAGGACGGCCGCTGACGACCCGAGGCACTGCTGAAACCGCAGTGGATTCGACGATGGTTACCTCAGCCCGCCAATCTCTAGGGTGCTCGGGATTCATCTTTTAGATCTTGCTTCTACCTCCAGGTCTTTGCAAAGGAATGCACTCGACGAAGGATTGCTGGGTATGCGCAAAGAGAACGCCTTTCGCAGAGCCGCCCATGCCCCTCCGCCCTACCTCCGCCGGCTCCAAGATGCGCCTTCTAACAGCAAGAGAGAAGGCCAAAACCTTCTCACAGACCTTCTCACATCCAAACCTGAAGGCACATGAGACTCACAGCAGCACAAGCGGTTCAGCCAATCAATCGAGGAGCTTCCCAAGCTGAACGTCGCCGGTTCGAGTCCGGTCACCCGCTTCTAGTCCAGGATTGAGAAATCCCCCCAAAAGCCAGTCTGGCACTGGCTTTAAGGCTGCCAGCGGCTGACTGCTCCTGACAGGCCGTGCCAGGCTGTAGGGCCGACCTTCTCACAGACCTTCTCACATGGCTGAGGCAGCCCCCTGGGAGATCGCCATCCGCGTCGAAACCGCTCACGCCTTGTCCCGCAAGGGATGTCCAAGGGGCTGGGCACTCACAGAGCACCGAGGCTTCGCCAGGCTCAACATCACCGCCAAAGCGGGCGGCGGCAAGCGGCGTCAGATACAACTTCCGATCCCCTGGCACTTCGACAACGCCAAGAAGATTGGGGCCGCTGTTTGCAAGATCTATGACGACTTCAGCAGCGGAATAGAGCCAGAACAGGCGGCAAAGACAATCACCTATACATCAGGAAGCGAATCAGATGCCAGGACTGCTGACACCCAAAAGGCAAATCCTGAGCAACAAACAGACTGGAATGCGCTGATCGAACGGTACCGCGAGTACAAAATCCGCACTGGCGAGATCAAGGAGTCGACCTGGACCAGGGTGCATCGCCACCACATGAAGCATGTGCTGGATGCCTTCGTCAGTCGTCACCCGCCCCAAAGCGCCACCCAGCTGCTGGATCGGCTCACCCTGCACTGGGCCGACAAGCCCGGGGGCCGCACCCGGCAGATTCAGATGCAGGCCACCTCGGCCCTGCTCCGCTGGGCGGTGGCCCAGGGCGAACTCGGAGCAGCCAGGTGGGAGCCGCCAACCGACCTGAGCTCCTTCGTGGGGCGGTCACGCTCCGCGAAAGCAATTACCACCCCCATCGAAGTGGGCCACATCCTGGCGTTGGTACGGGCGCTGCCCGACCCGCGTTGGCGACTCGCTTTCCAGCTGATGGCCGCCTATGGATTGCGCCCCGAGGAGCTTCAGCACCTGCAGCTGCGTGATGGGCGCCTGTGGTGCACCTATGAAAAGGTGGCATCCCGCGGCAAGACCAAGCCTCGAGCCCTGCGGTTACTGCCCTGTGATGACTGGGCAGCCGACTGGAAGCTCGCCGACCAGTTCTGCGCTGCAGATCTCCCTCCGATGCGTTCCGGCTTTTGCGGCAATGACATTAGGCAGTACCTGCACCGGCGCCCTCTCTGGAACCAGCTGCGACAGGAGTACGAAGCCAAAGGCGAGAAGCTCGTGCCCTACTCCTGTCGGCACGGCTATGCCCACCGGGCCCACGTGATTTGCGACCTACCACCCAAGGTGGTTGCTGCGGCCATGGGCCACAGCGTCCAAACCCACCTGGCGGCCTACAGCCGCTGGTGCGGGGATGACGTGGTGGATGATGCCTTTGCCAAGGCCGCAAGCCGCTTTAGCGTCGATGAGTCGAGCTCAGCGGCATAGCTGCCCCACCCCAGCACTAGAGACCAAGAGCCTTTTGCCTGAGACGATTATACTCGCTATCGTCAATCAGTCCTTTCTCTCTGAGCCTCTTCAACTCATTGAGCCTCTCTTCGATACTTAAGGCTGTAGGCACACCCGAATCCGGAGTGGCAAGCTCATCATTGCGGTTGAGCACGGCGCCAAGCAATCTCCTCGATTTATCGCCAACTCTGTACTCGCGATACTTGTCCCACGTCGTCTTGATGGTAACAGCTGTGGTTTCGCTTGACGAGATAGCCTGCCTTGCTGCCAACGGCAAGTAATATCTGTAGCGACTTTCATCGACCATCAATATATCATACTCCTGGCTCCCGACACTAATTCTTATGCGAGAGTCAGGCTTGGGAAACGTGATGGTGTTGCAGCCCCCAGCCAGCGCAAAGCACGTACTTTCATACGGCTGCAGATCCAGGTAGTATCCGCTCCATCTTGACGTGTAGCCATCATAGAAGTGGCAGGAAATAAAGCAAAGCCTGCCACGATAAGCCTGGTCGAAAAGAACTTTGTTGTTGCCATCCGCTGCCCCCGAAGCAAGGACCTTGGAAAAAGGCAGTGCTTTTGCCTTGTAGTCTCTAATATTCAGGTCAAAGTAGTCGACAACCTCGCCGCTCGTGACCGAAGGGTTGGCAGCCGCCGCGAACGGCAGCATCAGCTGAAAACAGGTCAGCACTACCAGAAAGGCTCTATTGGTCTTCATGGACAGGCTCGACTCATTCCATTTCTAGCGCCAAGCCCTGTAGTGGCAGGACTATCGGAACGAAGGGTCCCCCGTGAAAACCCGTCGGAATCTGTAGAACATGTTGCTGGCCCTAAGACTTCAGGTTCCGCCGGCTCCAAGCGGTGATCGTGGCCTCAACGTTCTCCAGATGCCACTGCAGGGGCCCTCGACCCTGGGTGCAGCCCCAGCGTCGATAGTGCTTGCCGGCTTGTAACACCCCCCGCAGCCGCAGCTGGCGGAGGGTTTCACGGCTCATACCGAGTGCTTCACAGGCCTCTGCCGTTGTGACCCAGACCCGCTGGCGGGTTGGTGTGGTGATGGCGGTGTCCATCAGCCCCCTGCCAGCTGGGCGCGGAAGCGCTTGAGGGTGTCGATCAGCCAGGAGCGTCGGTAGCTCTTGACCTGACGCGGGGCCCCGTCAACGAACTGCTGGCGAAGTGGCGGCTCCTGGCCAAAGTCTGTTCGGTAGGCCTCGGCCACCAGCATCCCGGCCGAGCGGTACTTGGCACGCGGCAGGACTTCCTGGAACACTTCCAGCCAGGCATCGCTGAGGGTCAGTTCGTCGTCGGCGGGGGTGCCGGGCAGCAGTCCTGAACTGGCAGTGAGGACGTTGCTGCGGACGATGTCCTTGAACAGAAGCTGGTCGCGCTGATCCAGTCCGCCCAGCCGCTCGAACAAGCCAATGCTGCGTTCCACCAGGGCAATCACCTCGGCCTCCCTGAGCCGAGGTGCGGGTGTGTCTGCAGGAGCCGGCTGAGCCTGCTGGATGCTCTCCAGGAACCAGCCGTCCATCCACACTGCGAACGGTGCGCTGATCCAGCGGGCGAGGTCGACCGCGACCTGGGGATGGACCCAGGTGCCGCCGCCCTGGCCCTGGCGGGACTCGATCAGGTCAAACATCCGAATTTCGGAGGTTTCAGCCAGGGCATCGAGATAGGTCTGGCAGCGGTCGCTTTCCCGGTACTTGGACCATTGCTTGCCGTTGGCCCTGCACATGGCTGTGGCATTGACGTAGCCATCGGTGGTCCGCCGAGAAATCGGCGTGCCGTTCCAGGAACGGGAGACCAGAGCGGGGTGATCCATCGAGGCGTGAGGACTGACAGGAAAGGAGCCGGTGGTTGTGGTGTTCATCGGTCTGAAAGCGGTGTGGCTGAACTCCCACCGGTGACGGCGGAGCGAAAGGCGGTGTTGGTGCTGACCCCGGGCCGCGGCGGCACCGGCCCGGCGAGCACCAGCAACAGGGTGCTCAGCTGAAAAAGGAGCCCCAGCAGCACCAACAGGCGCAGCGCGGCGAGGCTGCTGGCCGTGACGGCCACGGTGGTGGGCCGGCGGGTGCGGCAGAAGGCCGGCAGCTGGGGGCGGCCCCCACCGCCCCGGCTGCTGGTGACGTACGGCGAGCCCATCAGAAGGGGGCCTCGTCGTCGTCATCGACGGCCCATCCGGTCGCGGTTCCGTCATCGGAGCCACGGCCCGTGGTGTAGCCATCCAGCTCGTCGAACCCATCGGTGGGATCGACCTGCTCGTAGGGCACGAACTCCACCACCTGGACGGCGCGGGGCTGGAAGGTCATGCCGCAGCCGTTCTCCCCGTCCCAGTCGTAGATGTCGAAGGCGACGATCACCTTGGAGCCGTTGCCGATGGCGGCCCCATCCCAGGATTGCTTCTTGGCATCGACGATGCGGGGCCCCTCGGACAGAGAGCCGTCGCGCCGCTGGAACTGCGGCACCTTGAAGCGCACCACGGTGATCTCGCTCGGCTTTTCCTTGTCGGGCTTCCAGGGGAAGCCCTTCTCGGCCCGGCGTTTGCGGCTGCCGTGCAGGGCGATGAATTGATCCTCCATCGCCAGCAGGAAGGACTGGGCCTTCTCGTCGCTGTTGGGCAGCAGCAGATCGGCGGTCCAGGCCTTGGGTTTGCTCTTGTCGAGCTGGTGCCGGGGGGTGATCAGGTGGGCCCAGCGCACTTCGGCGAGGGGCGTGCGGAAGATGTCTTTAGCCATGGGTTGAATCGGGGTGAACGGTGGAAAGGGGCTGTTGATCGAAGGGAGGGAGGGGCGGCAGACCAAACCGCTCACGCAGCAGGTGATGCACCGCTCCACTGGCCGAGAGGTTGTGGCGCTCCATCACCTCGCGGACGCGCAAGTAGACGTCGGTCCGCACCTGGGTCTGGATGAAGTGGCGACCGGCCTGGGAGCGGGGCTGCTCGCCGTAGCGACGAAGTCCTTTCATGGCTCTGCCGGCGCCTCGGCGCCATCGAGGCCTTGTTGTTCGCACTCCTCAAGGAAGTGATCGATGAAGGCGGCGTGCTGGTGCTGGGTGATGCGATCGCCGATTGAGCGGGCATTGCGCGGCACCTGGAAGTGCTCGCGGAAGGCCTTGGTCAACTGCTGACGCGCCGCCTGAGGGAGGGCAAGGATCCGCTGGTGGGTGGCCTCGATCTCCTGGGGCGTGAGCGGCTCCAGGGCAACATCAAGATCAGCTGCTGGAGCGGACTCCTCATCCGAGTCAGGCGAGGGCTGAGCCGCATCGGCGGCAACAGCCACATCTGCTAGCTCGGCCTGGAGCCGACCACGAGGCTCGCTAGGCCTAGCCTGACTGGCCAAAGGAATGCCCAGCAGCATGGCCAACATCCATCCGGCGGCCTGCGGCAAGTCGTCGACCTCGTCGGCCCACTCCTCGCTGGTGACCTCAGCGCCGCCAGCGTGCATCACGGTGACTCGGAGCTTGTTACGGCCGCGGATCTCGACCAGCTGCGCACTGAACGCGATGCCGGAGGAGAAAGCTGGCCTGGCTGCATCGACCACGGCAGCCAGATCAAGGGACGGAACGGCCTGCACCTGTTCCTGGAAGGAGGCGAGGGCGGCGGTGAGCGCACGCTCAGCGCTGCCCTTTTCGCCGAGCAGCTCGAGAGCGTCGGGTGGCACGCCTGCGCGTGCGGGGGATTGCGTCATGGCAACTGAGAGCCGGGCTTGTGCCCGCTGGCCTGAGCTTAGAGGCTAGCTAACGCTAGGCGCAACCCCTGCCCTCCTCGCATTCGTCCGAGCTGCTCTGGCGCTCCCTTGTTCCGACGGAGCGGACCGATCAGGCCTCCAGCGCCGTGTGCTCCCAGGTGCTGATCCACTGCTCGGGCAGGAAGTCCTCGCCATCCACCCAGAGCTGGGCCAGCTCCACGGAGCTGTAGTCGTCGATGGCCAGCACCTCCGAGAAGCGCTTCTGGTGCTCCTTCGGGGCGCCCTTGACCAGCTGCTCCAGGGCCCGGGTGACGTCGAGCCCCCCTTCTTTGATCACGCGCCGCACCTGCTGACGCCACTTCTGGCAAAGCTCCTCTGCCCGCTTGGAGGTGAGCGTGGGCGCCGGGGCGCTCTGATAGGCCCTGGGCACGGGCACGTAGCCGATGTAGCAGCTCCAGAAGTCGATGGCATCCCAGAGCTTGCCGTCATCACCGCGCAGGGGCTCGGCGTCTCTCAACTGCTCCTTGAGGCGCTGGCTCTTCACCCCCGCGAGCTTGCTGGCCGCGTCATCGAGGCGGCGGTTGATCTCCTCCAGCTGGAAGAAGGCCTTCTGGCGCAGCTCGCCGGCTTTGCCCTGCTCGATCACCGAGAGGTTTCCGTAGGAGATCACCTCGAACTCGGCCTCAGCGCCCCACTCGCAGGCGGTGTACTGGGTCCAGCCGTTCCGGCGCCGCCAGTTGAGCAGCATCTTTCCGAACGCTCGGCGCGACTCCTCCTGCCAGTCCAGGACGGCCTGGTAGGAACGCTTGACGGGTTTTTTCGCTTGTGCCATAGCCCAATCCTAGGCTCTGCTTGGCACAGCTAGCCAGAGCTTGTTACAGCTTGGCAGGCTTGTCCCTGGAGGCATCGGGCTCTGCCAGCAGCAGCTTCACCTGCTGGCCGCTGAGGATGCGCCCGGTCTGGGCCTGGAACTGCAGGGCCAGTGTGTAGGGATGGAGGCCTGGATGGCGGCGAGCCAGGGCCTGCAGCTGCCGCCGCAGTTCTGGCCGGTTCATGCCTCCTCCCTGTCTTCTGCAACCAGGCCCAGGACCGCCTGGGCCTGCTGAATGGAGCGGCAGACGGCTGCCACGCCACCGAGCTCCTGCACCAAGCGCAAAAACGCCTGCTGTTCAGGGCTGGCCACACCTTGAGGGGCTTTGATTTCCAGGGCGACGAACTGGGCGAGCCTCTTGCCGACCAGCTCCGGGGTGATCTCAAGGGAGCGCAGACCGATCAGGTCGCTGCTGCCCTTGCACAGCCCAAAGCGCACGAAGCGCCCCTGCTGGTCGACCAGGGCGCCGGTGTTGTTGCGCCAGAGCCGCACCGCTCCGCGGCCGCAGGCCAGACGGATGCGCTGCTGGATCTCGTGTTCGCTGGGGGAGGAGGAGACCATGCTTCCTCTTGCCGGGCTGGCTCATCGCTGCTGCCGTGCCGCCCAGACGTGCCTGGCCCAGCCCGGCTTGTAGCCCCGCTCCTGCTCCCGCTCCAGCAGCTCTTCAAAGGTGCGGCAGCCCGCTGCCGGGTGCGTGCGCCGCGGCCGTTGCTGCTGCTTGGGCTTGGGCCGGTGCCGGGCTGCCCCCGTGACTTCCACCAGTTCACCCTCAACATGCTGCAGCCCTCGTCGCTGTTCATCGCGCTCGTCGGTCAGGAACAGATGGCCGCAGTCGGGGCAGAGCTGGGCTGCGCTGGGGCAGCTGCAGAAGCAGGACGGGCAGTCCTTGATCGGGATCGAGACGCCCTCACGCCGGCGTCGCCCGGCCAGGTTCCACTCGCGCTCATCGGTGGGCAGGCCATGGCGATGGGCATTGCCGACGTGATCGAGGATCACCGCCTCCTGTTTCCCTGGTGCGGGCCGCAGGGCCCGGCCGACCATCTGCAGGTAGAGGGGCAGGCTGGCGGTTGGGCGCATGAGGATCGCCCCGCCCACCGAGGGGATGTCGGTGCCCTCGGAAATGATCATGCAGCTGCTGAGCACCTCCACCTCGCCGGTGCCCAGCCCGGCGATCAGGCGCTTTCGCTCCTCCGCTGGGGTGCCGCCGCTTACTGACGCGGCCCGAATTCCCGCACTGCGGAAGGCCGCGACCATCTGCTCGGCATGCTCGATCGTGCAGCAAAAGCAGATCGCCGTGCCCGGGTGCAGCCGGCGGCGGTAGTGGGAGACGGCATCACCGATGGCGGCCCGGTCCCCGAAGGCCTGGGCTGCCTGTTCCAGATCGAAGTCGCCCATGCGACGGCGGAGCTTGCTGTTCCGGGCGCCTGGCCAGGAAAAGACCCGTGGCTTGGCCAGCCAGCCCTGCTCCACCAGCCAGGCCGCTGAAGGCCCCAGCACCAGGGCCTCGAAATAGCCGCCGGCCTCCACGCCCAGCCCCTTGCCGTCGAGACGTTCCGGGGTGGCGGTCTTGCCGATCAGGTGGGCCTCCGGCCAGGCGTTGATGACGCGGCCCCAGACGTTGCCGGCCACCAGGTGATGGGCCTCGTCCTGAATGATCAGATCCGGCGCCGCCAGCCGTTCGAGTCGCCGGACCACGGTCTGCACGGACCCCACTGCCACCTGGCGGCCCTGCAGCCGGTGGCCAGGGGCGATCACGTCGGGCTCCAGCCCCCAGGCCCGCACCGTGCCGGTGAGCTGGTCGATCAGCTCGGCCCGGTGGGCGAGCACCAGCACCCTCCGGCCCTTGCCGGCTGCCCCTTGAACGATGGCGCCGATGGTCTGGCCCTTGCCCGCACCGGTGGGCATGACGGCGCAAACCCGGCGGTGGACCTTGAGGGCGGCCCGGAGGTCAGCCAGCAGCTGCTGCTGGTAGTCGCGCAGGACGATCGGGGCCATCAGGATCACAGGCGATCAGGACAGGAGCTAGCCGCTGGCCTTCCTTAGCTCAGCCTAGCGAGAGCTGGCCCACGGTATTAGGCTGTAGTTCACGAGCAGAGTTCCCATGTCCGACTACGCCCTGCCGGTGAGTGTCTCGATCACCCAGGAGCAGCTGGCCTGGCTGGACGCCCGCCGTCGCCATGGCTCCCTGAGCCGCTCAGCCGCCCTGCGCCAGGTGCTCGACGCGGTGATTCACCATGAGGCTCTGGTACCTGCACCTGATCGCGGCTCTACGGGCAACCAGGCGCCTGCCAGCCAGGGATGGTGAGTGACACCCCATGGCTGATGCCATTGCTGCGGCCCGGGGCCGCTGGCCGGAGATCCTTGCTGCCCTGGCAGGGCTGAGCGACGCGGAGCTGAGCGATCGCCATCAGCCCTGCCCGCTCTGCGGCGGAACCGATCGCTACCGCTTTGACGACAAGGACGGCAGCGGCTCCTGGTTCTGCAACCAGTGCGGCGGCAAGGACCAGCGCGGGGGTGCTGGCTCCGGCATCGATCTGCTGATGCGCCGGCAGGGCTGGAGCTTTGTGGAGGCCGCCCGGCAGGTGGAGGCCTTTCTTGGCCTGGTGCCTGATCACCAGGACACCCGTGCCGGCAGTGCCACCAGCCGAAACGGCAAGCCCTGGCGCATGCCCGAGAAGCCGCCTGCCGATGCGCCGCCGCCGCCTTTGAACCGTGGTGCCACCGCCCAGTGGGCCTACCGCAATGCCGCAGGGGAGGTGCTGTTCTGGATCCAGCGGATCAAGCTGCGCAGCGGCGCCAAAGCCTTCCTGCATCGGGTCTGGCTCGATGGGGACTGGCATCGCCCCAGCCGCCGCGATGCCTTCACCTGCGACTGGCCTGCCCCCAGGCCGCTTTATGGGCTGCCGAATCTGCACCGGCGCCGCGAGGCTCCGGTGCTGGTGGTGGAAGGGGAGGGCACTGCCAATGCGGCCGCTCGCCTTTTCCCCGAGCACGTGGTGCTGACCTGGCCCAACGGATCCAAGGCGATCGCCAAGGGGGACTGGACGCCGCTCGCCGGCCGCTCGGTGACGCTCTGGCCTGATGCCGATGCCGCCGGACTGGAGGCTATGGAGAGCCTGGCCGCCTTGCTGCATCCACTGGACTGCCAGCTGCAACTGGTGGCCCTGCCGGCCGATCTGCCCCAGGGGTGGGACCTGGCCGATGCCGACTGGACGCCTCGGCAGGCTGCTCGCCAACTGGCGAAAGCAGCCCAGCCATGGACCCCGCCAGAAGCGGGTGGCGCTGGCAATGGCGATGGGCCTCCTCCCGCGCCGGCGGGTGCTGCAGCCCCCAGGCCGGCAGCGCCCTTCCTCTGCCTGGGCTACGACGTCGACGCGAACTTTTACCAACCTTCCAGCACCGGTCAGGTGATTCGGCTGCCCCGCGGCTGCCACACCGCCACCCACCTCGTCGCCCTGGCACCACTGGAGTACTGGGAGAGCCTCTACCCCAGCCGCACCGGTGTGAACTGGCCGGCGGCGGCCAGTGATCTGCACAAGAGCTCCGCCGCGATGGGGATCTTTGCGGTGGAGCGCATTCGCGGCCGCGGGGCCTGGTGGGATGAGGGCCGCACTGTGCTGCACCTCGGTGATCGCCTGATCACCCCCGACGGGGAGCACCCGATCACCAAGCCATTCCGCTCGCGGCACATCTACCAGCGCCTCGAACGCCAGGAGGGGCCCTGCGGCGTCAAACCCCTGACCGTGGAGGAAGCGGCGGTGATCGTCAGCATCGCCAACCGCTTCCGCTGGGAGGTTCCCGCCTCCGGCACCCTGCTGCAGGGCTGGGTGGTGCTGGCTCCGATCTGCGGAGCCCTGCGCTGGCGGCCCCACCTCTGGCTCACCGCCGGTGCCGGCTCGGGGAAGAGCCAGATCCTCGATCGCTTCGTGGTGCCGCTGCTCGGCGACCTGCGCCTGGCGGTGTCGGGCGCCACGACAGAGGCCGGACTGCGCCAGACCATCTGCTCGGACGCCGTGCCGGTGGTCTTCGATGAGGCGGAGAGCAACGAGAAGGGCGACCAGCAGCGGATGCAGTCGATCCTCTCGCTGGCGCGGGTGGCCAGCAGCGAGAGCAGCGCCGAGATGCTCAAGGGTTCCCCAAGCGGTGATGTGAGCCGCTACCGGGTGCGCTCGATGTTCCTGATGTCATCGATCGCCACCGCTCTCAAGCAGGGAGCCGACAAGAGCCGCTTCGCGCAACTCACCCTGCGCAGCCCCACCGAGATGAACCAGGAGGAACGCGAAGCCCACTGGCAGAGCCTCGATCGGGACCTCGAGCGCTACATCACCCCGCAGCTGGCACGGCGCTTGATCGCTCGGACGGTGTCGCTGATCCCGGTGATTCGCCAATCCGTGGTTGTCTTCTCGGCGGCTGCCGCCCGCCACTTCGACTCCCAGCGCCTGGGGGATCAGTACGGCACCTTGATGGCCGGCGCCTGGTCGCTGCTCAGCGATGCGGTTCCCAGCCAGAAGGAGGCCGAGGAGTGCATTGAGGTCCACAACTGGGACAGCTACAGCCAGAGCACGGAAGTCCCCGACGAGGCCCGCTGCATCCAGACGATCCTGCAGCGGCAGGTGCGGGTGGAGACCGACGACAAGCCCGTCACCCGCACTATCGGTGAACTGGTGGAGCTGGCCGCCTGCCACAGCAGCTGCATCGACGTGAGCCCTGGCATGGCGGCCCAGACCCTGGGCCGCCATGGCCTGCGGGTGGATCAGGACCGCCTGCTGGTGAGCAACACCGCCAAGGCGATCGAGCACTTCCTGGCTGATACCGCCTGGCAGAACAGCTGGTCGGTGGTGCTGCTGCGGCTGGCCGGTGCGCAACGGGCCGGACCTGTGCGTTTCTGTGGCGCCGGCATGGTCAGCCGTGCCGTCGCCATTCCCCTGAGCGTGCTGTAACCAGCAGCCGTTACAAAACGGCCAGATATAACAGCACCAGTAACGCCCAGATCGCCTGCCCCGCAAAGGATCTGGGCCTCTGTAACGATGTAACGCTCCGGGGAGCACATAGAGCCCCCTATGAATTCAAAGACCAATGCACACCTGCTCAACCAGACACTGCTGCTTGCTAATGCCTCTATATCTGAAAAAGGGTTACATCGTTACAGGCACCGCCAGAAGCCTCTACCAGCAGACGATCTCGGATGTGACGCCCACCGTCACACCGCGTCACAACTGAAACGGCCATGCACAGCACCACATCCACCTGGCTTGAGCCCATCCCCGGCCTTTGGCGGGATGAGGCAGCGCATCGGTACTGGCTGGGCGATCACCTGTTCCCGGTGTCGATCACCGGCGTGCTGGCCCATGGCCTGAGCGAGACCGCCAAACGCTCGATCGAGGCCAAGCGCCCGATCTGGGAGCCCCGCGGCACCACGGTGCATGCGGCGCTGGAGCGCTACACCCTGGCCCGCTTCCTGGTGGGCAAGAGCGCGGCCGATGCCCTGCTGGAAGCCGAGACCCTGCCGGGTCATCACCCGTACCGGGACTGGATCCTGCCGCTGCTGCAGCTGCCGCTCTGGGATGAGGTGCAGGTGATCGCCAGCGAGCGGCTCACCTGCTGCCTGGTCCGCAACGCCGCCGGGGCCTTCGATGGGGCCTACATCTCACCGGCCCTGTGCGAGCGCCGGGGGCGGGAGGTGCGGGTGCTCTACGACCTCAAGACCCTCTCGGCCCACGGCCGGCCCTATTCCACCGCCGCGCAGCTGGGTGGCTACATGGTGCTGGAAGCCGCCCAGGGGAACCACTACGAGCTGGGCCAGACGATCTGGAGCAAGCCCGGCGAGGCGTTCACCAGCACCTTCTACAGCCGCGAGCAGTGCCTGGCGGCCTGGGCCGCCGCCTGGAGCTGCTATTGCTCCGCCCGCAGGCTCTTCTGAGCGCCAGGGCAGCCGCGAGCTGAATCGATGGGCTGGCTAGCAGATGCTGGCCGCTAGATTGAGCAGGCTCGGGAACGTCCGAGCAACTGTTCTGGTGCTCTTCGATGGCGGACCTCCTGCTTGCTGCTCCCCCAGCGCCGGCCGCTGACGCTGATCTCGACGCCCTGCTGGACGCGGTCACCGCGCTCAAGGCGCAGCAGAAGGAGCTGGAGCAGCAGCTCGAGCCGCTGTTGGAGGCCCTCAACACGGCGATGGCCAGCGGCCAGCTGGATCCCTCCTTCTCCCACAACGACTGGGCTTTCTCCCACAGCCCCGGCCGGCTGACCTACGACTTCCCAGCGGCGGTGCAGCAGATCGAGAAACAGCTCAAGGCCGCCAAGGAAGCAGCGATTCAGCAGGGCAGTGCCAAGGAGAAGCGCGGCAACGCCTTCTGGACCATTCGCCCCCCGAAGACCCAGCCCCTGCCGTTCTGAGCTGATGCAATTGCGCGCTGCCAACCAGGCCGCTGCTGATCCGGTGGAGGAGCTGCGATCAGCGCCCGATCAGCAGGATGCCGATGGTGAGGCGCTGTGGGCGCCGGTGGCGGTGGATCCAAGCCGGCCGATCAGCCAGACCAACCCGCCGCGGCGGGCACCCCATCACGCCCAGACCCCCAGGGCCACCGCTGGTGAGGTGGAACGGCGGATTGCAGAAGCTCAGCTGTGGATTGCTCAGCGGTTGCCGCTGCTGGAGATCAGGGCAAAAGCGGGCGAAAGCTGGGGGGTGAACAACATCAAAACGATCAATCGCTACCTCGACCTTGCCCGCGAGCGGATGGTGGAGGAGCTGATCACCGACCGGCGGCGGCATCAGGCTGAGCAGATTTTTGCGCTGAACGAGTGCGCCAGGCGGGCGATGGATGCCGAGCAGTTCAGCGCTGCGGTGGGTGCCTTCCGGGTGATTGCTGAGATCGGTGGCCTGCTGCGGGCACCGATCAAGCCGCCGGAGCCCCGGGCATGAGAACGGTGACGACCACAGCGGCGGTGCCAACGGTTCTCCAACCCGAAGCCTCCTCATACGAGGGGGGCGGCCTGCTGTTGCCTGAGCTGGACCCCTGGGGCGACGGCGGCCTGCTTCACCTGCCG